CTTAATTTCAGTGATATTTCCCTTGCCATATTTCACGGTAACGCAGCGCCGAGCGGTTCACTGCACTCACCTGCCGCACACCTACCCCACCATCTTTGCCGTCTCGCTATGAGCCTGCCCGTGCAACACCGCGATGATCAAAAAACACGTGACAGGCCTTGCAACATCTACGCCGCCATAAGGGCTGAAAGCTTCTTGATGTAGGCAGCGTATTGGGCATGGATTGCATCACTTGTTTGCCCAGATAACACCTGAGATAGCTCCTCATTTTTCCAGAGCCCACCAGCTGTGACATTTGCCGAGCCGACCATAGCAATGAACGAGTCGCCATTGCGGCCGTAGTAAAGCTTCGTGTGGAGGTAAGGAGTGCCCACGTTCATGTGAGTGAGGCCTGACCTTGCTTGTAATGCCGCCACGCAAACTTCCTCGGCATGCGAAGTATTGGTATATACGGCAATCCTGGCCCCTCTAGAAACAGCCCCATCAATCATCGGGAGTATCTCGCCAAGGCCGCACATTTTCATCCAACCGGAGCAAATGACGATCTCGTCGTATTGCTCAAGAATATTCTTCAATACTGTTAGGTGGGATTTGCTTTTCCGTACGTTGGTGACTATTTGCAAGACGCGCACTCCTTTCGTGTTCCATGATTCTATATCGCCACCACTGGGCACGACACAGTTTTCAGGGTTACGAAGCACGTTGCGACCTACTTGCTCAGCTTCGGCTGAAGGATCACCCGAGCAATCATCACCAGGAAGCCCAACACGCCGTATGCCACCGGCGGCAGCACGGCCTGTAGTTGAGGCATCAGCTGCTCAGCGATTCCCAGGGCAGCAATGGCGCCGCCGGCTTGAACGCTGGTCATGCTCAGCGCTTGTTTCCAGTTGTCGATCAGTTGCATGGGTCACTCCTGCCGCTTGGGCAATTTGAAATCGGTGAAGCGGTCAGCCAGGGCGGCAACCTTCTTCACGCCGAGGGTGCCGATGCAGGCGCCGACGGCAGCTGCGAGGCTCGATGGGAGGTTGAAGTATTCGAGCAGCGGGAATGCCCCGGCTGTGATCGCACCACACAGGCACGACTCAAGTACGGCCTGTCGCCGTCCCCCGCCGCCGTAGATGACACGCAGGAAGGCGATCCAGCACGAAAGCGCGCGGCATAGAGCATTGGCGCGTTCTGGCTGAGCCAGGCCATGACGATGAGCCAGGTTTCTGGGTTCTTCTCTGGCATATGTGACATCCAGCGTCCTCCCTTGCGGGGAGCGAGATTTGGTCTGGCGCTCCATGCCATCCTCATCCGCTCAGAGCAAAGACGGGGGGCATGGGTGCCAGATACGGGAAGACCTCCGCGGATGCAGAGGCCTGAATGAGGGCCTATCGGGGCGAGCCGATGAGGCTCAACGAAGCGTGGGGAATCTGTACATCCGGGAAAGCATCCACTTGGGTAGCTGCTCTCCTCGGCGGCACAAAAAAAGCCCGGGGATTTGCCTCGGGCTTTTTCCATTGCCACCAGGCGTGTTCAGCAGGGGGTTAGGCCGACACCATCAGGCGAGGCCTTGAACGTGGACATCACGAAGTGATTGCTGGATGCGCGCAGGTTACTTTTCAGGGCCTGGCCTTCGGGTTCACTGCCCGTTCGCCACATAGCCATGGTCAGTTCCAGTCGCTGCATGGCTACTGCTTGCGGCTCGGCCATCACTGCCAGGTGGTAACCGACAGCTCGCAGCGGTTCGGCGAACGCAGTCGCCGAGAAACAGGACAAGCAGGCGGCGAACGCCAACCCTAGGCACATGGTGAGTCGCTTCAACATCGGCATTTCCTTTCAGGTGGTTTTTTTCAGGACGAAAAAACCCCGCACGATGGCGGGGCTTAATGGAAACTGAACTCTTAGCTGTAACTGTCTAACAAATCATGACCAGACCAAGTCAACTGAACCGTTCCGTGATCAAGTAGGAGATAGCCATCATTGATGAGGAGTTTGGAGTTGTAGAAATAATCGTCAGGATCCACGCCCAACTCTCGAGTTACGTGACCTTCCAAATGAAGCTGGTCGATACCTTCTGAACTCGCTTTGCTCTGTACAGCCAGGAGGATTTTCCTTGCTGCTTCAAAATTACGTTTCATGAAACTTCCCTAGACCAATCAGTGCGCACAGTGCCGGGGCACCCCCGTCACTAAGCCACATAAAAACGTACATGCCGGACACCAATAATAAAAAAGCCCCTTAGCGGGGCTTTATTGGGTCGCTTGTCATAACGCGCAAGATCGACATGATGGATAAATATTCTCTCATTCTCTCACTCATTGCAATGGCTATTTGCTACGCCGCACAACTTTCGATCAAGCCCTCTGAATCCAGCAGCTCCTGAGCAGCTGCGAGCGCCTCGTTAACCTGGTCGTCCAACGACTTGCGGATCGACGAACGCCACCGGTACCGGGTTGATTCTGGCTTGCCGTCATTGTCCCAGTTGGCCATGTCATACCAGGCGGCCGGGAGAACCGATGTTGATCGCTTCAGCGTCTGCTTGCGGTCCACGGTGTCATCCATACCGCGCAGACCCTTTTCATTGAACGAATCAACCAAGGCTTTGTTCTTGGCGATGGCTTCAGCCTCACGACTTACCACTTCGATAGTGGTCGACTCATGCTTACCGCCCACCTGCGGGATTGCCCAGGTCAGAATCGCGCATTCGCGAAACCGCTTCGGTGCAGGCGACTTGACTGAGTTCAGAAGCTCCAAGATGGCGCCGTGCTTGCGTTCGTCGTGTGTTGAGTACTTCGCAACCAGTGCTCTCCAGTGCGCAGGCGACAGCGACTTGTGCAGGCGGCCGAACACCCAGCAGTCGGTGAGAAAAGCGGCCTCCTTGCCAACGATCTCCCCCTTCTGTTTGGCGCACTGCACCTTCGGCTCAAAGTCGCACCCGCCAGCGGAGTTGATGGTTTCGGCGGCCAACGCCCGAACAACTGCGGATACCACGGTGCGATAAATCATGCTGCTGCTCCCTTCAATTCTCTGGTCAGTGCCCGGTAGTCGGCCTTGATGGTCTTGATCTCGTCGACGGTGTACTTGCGGGCCGAATGAGGCCCTTCCAGCCAATCCACCTTCTCGGCGCCGATGCGCTTCACCAGCCGGATGCGATACTCGACCGCGTTACCGGACAGGTTTCGATTGCACTTCACGCACTGCCGGTGAATGTTCAGCGGCTCGAAGCGCAGTTCAGGGCAGGCCCCAACAGAGCGGTAATGCCCTGCGTCCCAGCGGCTGCCCGTGATCAGGTCGTGATCGCTGGGCATCGAGTCGCAGCTGATGCACGGCAGGTGCGCGTCACGCAGACGGACAAACTCGTTCACCGCAGCCTGGGCCTCGCGCAAGTGATCGGCCCGGCTCTTCAGCTTCTCCTTGCGAACCTTGATCTCCCGGCGCTCGATCTGGGCAAGCGACTTGCGCGCCTTCTCCTGATTCACGTCCTTGATGGCCAGGCCGCACTTGGGGCTGCACACTGCCTGCCCCAGGCGCTGCGGTGGGAAGCTGATGCCGCACGCCGGGTTACCGCAGATTTTCTTCTTCCGTTCCTTGGGAGCTACAGGCATGGCTCGGCCTCCTTGGCTTTTTGTTGCTCGGGCGCGAAGTCGCCGCGTAGCGGCATCAGCCACTTTTCCCAAACGATGGCCTTGTCCTCGCTTACCACCCATACAACCTCCCCTCCCTCCTGCTCGTAGACGCCAGGGTCCATCGGGTCCTTGCGATCCACTGGACTCACGCAGTGGCGGCTGATCAGCTCGACGCACGTACCGATTGCAGGCGGAAAGGTGTGATTGATCACTAAAGCCAGATCGCCCGGCTTGAATTGATTGCTCATGCAGCCACCTCGCCCAGCAGATCCGTAAACACCACGCCGCGCGCCGTGAAGTCGGCAACGATGCGATCCGTGTAGGCGATGCCCTGGGCACGACTGAACAAGCGGGTAACCGGGAATCCGTCCGGACCGAACAGCGGGTTGCCGCCCATCAGGTCCAGCTTTTCCGCATAGGTCAGGTGGCGCATGGTCCGGTACCAGCCGTTGCGGAAATCGTCGTCCTCGTTCACCAAGATCTGCACGCCGAAGTGCAGCTTGCAGTAGCGGCGGGCGTCCTCCACGTCACCGATCTGCGTCATCGCGGCGATGCGCTGGTACAGCGAGAACCACAGCGCGTTTTGATCGAGGGTGCGATCCTTACCCGGGCGCAACGACACAACGACGAACTTCTTCTCGCGGAACATCGTGCTGAGCTTGGCCTGGCTGTTGACGCTGATCTTGTCAGTCATGATTGGCCTCCTTGCTTATTTCGGCCTGCTCATCCGCCCAGGGAAACCGCGCGTACTCGCTGAAATCAATTTCCCAGTGCGCAGGCTCGGTCATTCCGACGTTGTCGTAGTGCGCTTCACAGTGACGGCACTCGAACACGTAAAAGCCCGGGCCTTGCTCGAAGTAGTCCTCAGCATTTTCGAGGACCTCGCCCTGTATCAGAGCGATTTGCTCGACGCAGATTGCGCCGTGCACCGCGCTGATGAATGGGGTGTCACCCTCGCCGAGAAACACCTGAACCCATACCGACTCATCCGGATTGCGCCATGCGTCGGCGTCGTATTGGACCCGCTCCAGATCATCGCGCAATACCTCGTTCTCGGCCTTGAGCTGATCACGCTCGGCGAGCAGGTTTATCGCTGCTTGAACCGAGCCTCCATAGCGTTCCAGCAGGATCAACTGCTTGTTTTCTGCGTTCAGTCGCTCGTTGTCGGCGATCAGGGTCGACACTATCGGCGGCAGGCTGCCCTGCGCTACCAGGCGTTTCAGTTCGCAGTAATCGATCATTGGCCGAACTCCTTGAGCAATTGGCGCGCCCCCATGACGGCGCCCTTATCACCGGATGTTTTGCTGACATCGGAAAGGAAGCCGCGCAGGCGCTTGTTCTCAGCCTTGAGGTCTACGACCATCGAGAGCAGCTCCTCGCCATCGCTGTTCATGTCGGCGTCAAGTGCGCTGCCGATCGCGCCCATATCCATGCAGGCTGCGAGAAGCATTCGCTGGTGGCGCTCAAGATCCATGATCAGTTCGATAACAACCTCTGGACTGGCCATTCTCTGGAATGCAACTTGGCAAGGGATATGGGGCGAGTTCGGATCATCCTTCGCAGCCTCGGCCAGCCGTTTGAGTTCGCTGTAATCGCTCATGCCGTCACCGCCATTGTGAACAGGACGCAGAACACGCCGATGGAGAAACCAGCCGCGGTGCAGGCCAGCGTGATTTTTGATTGAGTAATCATTGCGTCGTCCTCTTCGCTTCAAGTTCCTGTGCCTGCTGAATCAACAGCGCCCGGCGATCTGCCAGTTCGTTGGCCGCCTCAATCCGAATTTCATCCTTTCGCTCGGCGCTCGCCGCCCGCATTTCCAGCATCGAGGCTTTCACGAGGCTCAGCTTTTCGCGCAACTTCGGTGCAGGCCGGGTCACTTCGCCCGTAAGCAGCCCAGCGATTGCCCGACCGCCTTCGGTGATTGGCACTACACGCATGTCGGCTAGGTATTTCTGCCCGTGCTCTTGAGCAATGCGCTGCATCTGCACGGCCTTGGTGATCGCTTCCACGCGACGGTTGGCGTCGAACCCGACGGACACATGCCAGTGCACAGCCTTGCGATCTTCACGAGATTGGTTGACCAGTCGCTCGTAGGCGCTGTTGAACGCCATCCGAGCGCCGACCTTGTCACCGCCATCGAGCACCGGCTTGGCGGCACTCAAGGCGAGCTGGATTTCGTCGGTCAGCACCACGGTTTCAAACTCATCGTTCGTGGTCATGGCGATCGCCCATGCTTCGTCTTTGCCTGGGCGGCCGTCTTCGGCGTCAATTCGCTGCAAGACAGCAGCCAAAGTCAGCTTCCCAGTGAGCTCGCGGCGGCACGACTGGAGCGCCCGGCGGATATCCATCGGCGGATACACTGCAAGGTCTTCAGCCATCAACTTGGCGGCGGATGCGCTGATTGTCTGGCCAAGGGTCTCAGCCGTGGCGCAGATCGCCCCAGCCAATTCCGCGATATCGTCAGAGGAAAGCATTCCGTGACCCTCCCTCTCGGATGTTGCGGCCAGCTTCCTGTGCGGCATTGATGTTGGCCTGGGTGTTTTCCATCTGGCGTGCGGTAACCGCGTTTACTTGGCGGCCTGTTAGCCATTGCGTACGGATGCCTTCAGCGCGGGCGACCAGCAACCCGAGCTCATGACTAGCGCGGATGAAGAACGAGTCGTTAACCGTCACGTAGAACATCGCGACCTGGGGGGCCTCATCAGCACCCAGGCGCTGTACAAGCTGGGCGATCTGGGCATTGACCTTGGCGTTTCGCACAGGCTCCACACCATAGCGATCAAGGTAGGCGATGGTGTAGGCGTCCCAGGTGTTGGCGTTGGCAATCTGGACGTCAGTCTTCTGCCGTGCAGCTTTGGGCTTCAGGACCTTCACGTTCGACGCCGCCTGAGCGCCAGCGACTGGCAAGAGATTTTGATCTTCGATCGGAGAAGCGGGAATCAGAGAATCAGAAGAGAGGGAATCAAGAGAGAGGGAATCAGCCGGGAAAGAACCGTACTCGCATGGTGCTTGCCCGGTGCTTTCCTCGTACCAGTCCTGTACAGGCTCGAAAACCTCTGCGGGAATGGTGCTTTGCGCCTCTTTCACGTGCGGATTCTGGTGCTTTGACCAGTTCACGATCTGAATCGCGCGGCAGCCATTGGCGACATAGCGACGGATGAACCCGAAGTTCTGTAGGCCGTTGAGCATGAGCTCGATGTCGACGTTGTCCGCTGGGAACAGTGCCATCTTGAGTCGGCGTGGCCGATCCTCCAGCCGCCCTTCCCGGTCAGCCTCGGTCCACATGCCAATGAAGAGCAGGCGCGTAGCGAAGTCCAGCTCTGCCAGGTGTTCGTTCGAGAAGAACCCTGGCTTGATGTTTCGGGATCTGGCCATCATTGGGCCTCCAGATTGTACTGAGCCCACAAGCCAGCAACCCAAGTGACGCCCTTGGGGGTGAATTTGGACTGGTTGAAGGCATGCCCGCCGCCAGTGGTGCCGGCTCGGACCTCAAAGCGCCCTGCGTCGATGTGAGGCTGATAGGCCTGCCATTCGCCGCCCATGCGGTACATGATTTTTTTGTCGATGAGGAATTCACGAAACCGCGACTCGTTGGCCTTTAGCAGTTTGGCGGTCTGGCGGAAGCCTTTGAGCCCCGTCGAATCGACGTACTTCTCGACGAAGGCAATTTTCGGCGCTGCCTCAATCAGGGCTTGGCTGGCAGCCTGCTGCAGCTCGAACTGTTCCGCCCAGGCACGGGCGGCTGCGGCCGGATTGGAGAAGTCAGGGAGCGTGGCAATAACCCGTGGCCCCTCGAGCTCCTTCAGCTTTTGCAGTACGGATCGGCGAACGGCTTTCGATTCGCGCATGCCTACGAGCATGCATTGATCGAGGGTCAGCTCGTAGCTGGCCATATCCACGCGGCTTTGGGGGTGTGCAATTGTTTTGCACTCCCCCAGCTCATCACCAAGCTCGTCTTGCACGCGGATAATGAACTGGTCGTTCCTGACTTTCGGCTCCCCTGCCTGGCCGCGTGCCTCGTTGACCATGTCGCGCAGCTCGATGCTCGAAATAGTCCGCGACACGTTTTGCGATTGCAGGAAATGTGTCGCGACATTGATGGGGGTATTGCTTGAAATGGTTTGGCTCTGCATAATCGGCCTCATCAAGTTGTAATGAATTAGCCGGGCCGCAATCCCGGCTTTTTTGTGTCTGATATTTGGCAGAGGCCCTCTCGATTACCCGGAAGAGTCCCTGCAAGAGGCCCTCATTGGGGTCACCAGATGAAGCACCTGTGCTTTCCTTCGTCCAATTACCGATAGCGCACCACTGGCAACCGCGGCCTCGAACATTTCGTTCATTGCCTGGTTGAAGCTCCATCCATTAGCGCGCATCAATTCCTCCACCCTCTTCCGCGTTTGCGGAGGCAGCCTCTCAAGCTCTACGGTCATTCGGCCCTCCAAAGGGGCTTCAGCCCGCGATATCTTCTTGTTTGTCCTGCATGAGTTCCTCGATCACGCCGTTCGCAACGGCCCACTCGATGATTTCGTAGAGATAAGTCGCATGCTGCATGCGGGTTTTCGTTGCGGCTCGACGCAGAATCCGATCAAGAACAGGTTCGAAACGAACCTTCACCGGAATGGCACGCTTTTGATTGGGGTCCATGTACATGCTGGTATTTCCTTTGTGGCTGGCGAGGTTGGTTAAGCGGCGGACTTCTTTTGAACTATCTGCGCAGGGAAGGACTTGAGTTCGTGAGCATCAAAGGTCCCGTCTTGATTGCAAATGACGGAGATGTTTCGCTCGGCCAAAATAGCCTTGCTGATTGCGGCAGGGCTGACCCCGAGAGCCCTGGCCGCAAAGGCCTGCCCTTTAGTAGCAACCAGCTCTGTAAGAGGGATCTGCTTCATTCTGAGAATCTCGAATGGTGTCTTCAGGGCTGATATTAACCGCCGGTTAGTTTTCTAGCAATACCGCCGGTTGCCGCAAATAAGTTAACCAACGGTTAAATTCCACGGATGAGCAAAAAGAAAGAACTTTCCCCAGAGTTAAAGGCTGAGTGCGACGCGGCGAAGGCGCTTTTCGTGTCGAAAAAAAACGCCTTGGGCCTCACTCAAGCAAGCCTCGCGGAAGCAGCTGATATTTCTGCTGCGGCTGTTGCGATGTACCTGAACGGCACTAACCCGCTGAATATAAAGTTTGCATCCGTGCTATCGCGACTTCTTGACGTGCCTATTGAAAAATTCAGCACGCGGCTAGCGAATGAAATCAGCAGTCTTGCGAGCTCAACGGAGCAAATTAGTTCTTCGTCGCAGAGCTCCTCAGCCGCCGACATAGTTCGTCAAATGCTTGCGAAGCAGGGAAAAGGGCTGTCCGCGGAAGCTCGAAGCCGCCTCCTCGCTGCCGCCGAAGAGCCAAGCAACGTGATCGTTGCGGACTTCTCCCGTCCTGGACAGGTCGGTGATGAAGTGTGGATTGCGCATTACGACGTTCGCGCAGCCATGGGTGGCGGCCAAGTTCCGCATGACTACCCCGAGATGCTCCAGGATGTGCGGATAAGCCCTAAGCATCTTCGAGAGATGGGAGTCGAGTTTACCGAATACTTTCATCTGAAGATCGTTACCGGCTGGGGCCAGTCGATGGCTCCGACGATCAAGCACCGCGACCCGTTGCTGGTGGACGTCAGCATTAGGGAGTTCGTTGGGGATGGGATCTACCTCTTTTCATGGGGCGACCATCTCTACATCAAGCGCCTGCAGATGCAGGGCTCTGATCATTTCAAGATGATCTCTGACAACACCAATCATCCGCCCGAGCCGATTCCACGCAATGAGACCTACATCCAGGCGCGGGTGCTACTGGTTTGGAACGCGCACTTGGTCTGATCTGGCGCCGCGGGATCTGTAACCGATCGGGAATTAGGAATGAAGGCATGGCGCACTCACTTCAATACCAGATAAGAGACTCCATCAACGCCATTGAGGTAGAGGTAGAGAGGTTGCTCGATGTGGCGGACGCTCTCACTGAAGCAGGAAATGATGAATTGGCTGAAACTGTTTTGACTCAGGTCCAAAAGATTCTTGAGGCGTCGCTTGCGTTGAGAATCGCTGCGGAGCGCTGAGCCCCACAGGGGCGGTTGCGGGGTATGCGGGGTTATCTGGCGTGGCGGGAAAATATAGACATGTATGGTTCAGGCCGCCAGATAGCGTGAGCCAAGAGCCAGCTGAGTGGACTCTGGATGAAAAATGCAATCAAGGAAATCACCGAAGCTCTAGACCAGCAGATGGAGCTGAATTTTTTCATGGCTCGCAAACTGATAGAGCTGTCCCCGCCCGACGAACGAAAGCACCTGAAAAAAGAGCTGCATACCCGACTCAGCACGCTAAGGGAGCGGACCTTAAAAGCTACTTTCGCACTTGATAGCTTGGTGGGAGATCACAAGCAGCCCCGATCCTCGGTACTGCTGACGATCAAGAATTGGTTTTCCCGCAGCTGATATCCGACACACCGAAGTTTTCAGGAGCCCCTATGCCCCTCACAAAACCCAACCAAGACCTAAAGCGCGACCTCCAGGGTGTCGCCTCTGACCTGAAGTGGTCAGCCGTGGAGCTAGTTCGGATTGCAGAACGGCTAAGCCACGCAGGCAATGGACCAGACGCTGAGGCGCTTCGACGAATGATCTCAGTCTTCCAGCAAGATGAGAAACGGCTGAATGGCTGGATTGAAGAAGTCAACGCTGGCCAGATCGGATGGGCACAAGAATTCGCATGAGGGCCCGGCCATTGCGCCGGGCTTTTTACATCTATCCTTCGCTGATAACCGATAACCTGAGCGGCTCTGCACAATACAAGGTGAGCATACGAATGGTGTACTCCATCTGACCTGGTGCAATGCGCAAGTAAGATCGGAGCCGCCCCACCCACCTGAAATTAGTCATTCAATCTCTGCGTCTTTCAAGGCATTCACGGCGCAGCGTAAGGCTATTGATATCCCGGCAGTCGACCGCGTGATCATCATCATAGTCTTTGGCCTTGTCCTTAGCCTTGTCACAATTGCCATTTTCGTTGCAATTGCCTTTCCCTTTTTGATTGCCGTTGTTTTTGAAACAGTTTTTGTCTGACTTGTCGCAATTTGAACCGGCATAGGACAGGGATGGCAGAGCCAAGGAGAACAAGAAAGTGCACACAAGGGCCACTACGATTCGCATAGCTAATATCCTGAGTAGATTGTTTTACAGAAAAAGCTGCCTTCACTCGCGGTATCTGACTATAGCAGGCCAAAATCTCCCCTATCCTGCTTGGCCACGCCACCTATCGGCCTGTCGAATCTGCGACCTGCTTTTCACGAAGCATTGACAAGATCGGGCGCAGACTACTCGCACTCCTTATGAAGTATCCCTGTTAGGCCCGCTACCCCATGCGGGCCATTTTTTTGGCTATCAGAAAGGAGCGACCTCCTCCACCGGCTCTAGCACTTCAACCGGCCGATCTTCCTCGGCGCTCGCCTCCCACTTCAGCGTCACTGACTCGTCGTCGTTGAACGTCATGTCTATGCCGTCGGTCTCGGATAGCAAGCACATAACCTCCTTCCACTCGCGATCGCCGTCCGTGTCTAGGCGATGAATCGTTACCCAGCGCTGAATCTGCGCCACCGGGTGATTGATCATTGATGAGACGCGCAGCCCAAGCCTCTCTATCCCGCTGACTTCCCGTCGCGCTACTGGTTTTTCCTGCTTATTTGGCTTCGCCATCACTGCCTCCAATCACTGTATATGCATCCAGCTATCGCCAAAGCATACGCCATCCCCGCGAGAAATAAATTAACCGGCGGTGTTGACTATAAATATACCGCCGGTTAATTTAATCCTATCGCAGCGACACTCATCCACTGCGAAGGGCCTGAAAGAGGCTCGCCACACGACTGGTGAAGCCGCCAGATAGCCCGGGATCAGCGAAGTGATCTCCCAGCCCCCACAGGGGATCGACTGGAACCAAGTTCTTTAAGCAGGACGGAAAACAGATTTCACTGGCTGGCCTTGGCGACAGGGCCAGACGGGAAATCAACAGGCAATAAGGAATCGACAATGACTGTGGACATCAGCAACTTCACCATCGCCACCCCGCTTCCAATTTCCGACACGAACCCTATCTCCCTCGACCTGATCGGTTGGCGAGCGCTGATCGAATGCCCCAGCGTCATCTCGATGCTTCCCGACGGATCGCTGCAGATGACGGCGCCCACCCTTGGCGCCTCTAGTAAAAGCGTCCATCGAACTCGTTGTGAATGGAAAGAGCCTGGCTATTGGCTGTTTGCCAGTGCCGCAGACCATTGGTGCCGTCAAGAAATGCGGCTGACAAAGGTCAATTCGTTGCAGAAGGTCGTGATCGGCCAAATTCATGTGCAAGGTTCTGAACGCCCACCGGTAAAGGTGTTTTGGAACAAAGGCAAAATCACTATGGGGTTCCGGGCGAGCTACCTGCAAGACGATCCAGTCAACTCGACTGTATTGGAGAACGTGCCGCTCGGCGCACTCTTCAAGATCAACATTCACGCCAATTCGAGCGGCGCTGTATCGGTATCCGCTAGCTGCAACGGCGCCAAATCCGCATCCGCAATCATGCGCCTCGACAACACCTGGGATACGAAGACGCTCGCTTTCCACGGCGGCGTGTACAACCAGATCGACTACTCCGAATCAACCGATCCTGAGGACGCTTCGATTTGCGTGATCAGCGATCTATCCATCACTCACGGGTAAGACCAACCAGCGCCACGTCAGCCTGTCGATAACTGCCCGAGCACCTGGTACTCCCCAGCACCAGGCCGCATCGGAGTGTGATCTGAGGCTAAGTCTCGGGCGGCGGATGCGCCAACAGGCAGTCTTTAGGGCTGCCCCATCCGCTTAATGCCGGTTGAGCCCCGGCCAGATCACACCCCGATGCGGACGATTCTGCACCGCGCAACGCGGCCCCCTGCATCGCTTATCTGAAAAGTGGATCGCGCCAAATGGCCTGCGGTCCATATGTTTAAAACGGATGGGCGGCCCTCGCCTACTCCACCTCGCCCCTGGAGGCGATCATGAACACCACGCATAGTTATCTGCCTCGACACCACCGCAAGCCGCCTCCAGTAAGCCACAGCCCGCACGATGATGCTCGGGCCGACTGGTTGCACAACGCAGCCGAAGAACTCCTACGCGGCTGCAGCGTGTCATTCCAGCGCCGCATGCGCCCTCAGCAAGGCGTGACCGCCGAGGAATTCGCCCTGGCGGTGGATGAGTACGTGAACAATCGCCTGGCCGACAGCGAAGTGCATACCTCGGCGTTGGGCTGGCTGTTGATCACTGCGACGACCGGCAACGCTGATAAGACGGCTGTAGCCGAGTTGCTGGGCAATAGCGACCACCCGCTGGGCAAGCTTGGCGAGATCGCCGAAGTCCTGCTCGAACCGCTCGCAGACGATGCGCTGATCGCCCAAGCCGAGGACGCCGATCTGTGAGCCCGCACATCACCATCGATCAAGCGCTTGAAGCCCTGGAGCACCCCGGCAGCCGAGACATCGACGACAGCCTCGCCGACGGAGTGCTTGTGAGGCTCTTCACCGCCGGCGAGATCACCGCCGAAGAATTCCACCACTACAGCGCTCGTCTGCTGAAGATCAGCCGGAAGCGCAAGGAGTTGTCATGACCACAGCACCAGTAAAAACGCTGATCGACGAGCAGCTCGAAGACATCGAGCGGCGTATCGCCATTCTCCGCTTCGGCCTGCCCTTCAATGAGGTGATCGGTCGCAAGCGCGAAGAACTGGTCGCCAACCTACCGCATCGCCTGGCTGCAACTATGAAGGGCGGACGGATCGCAGTGAGGGTTCGGCCGGGAGCTTCTACGAAGACAACGTGGCTGACGGAAGCCACTGCATGAGTTGCTGCGGCTTCATCGGAGAGGAGGTTGGATACCCGCGTTGCTGCCGGAATTGCGGCGGCGAAGGAAGCGAGCCCAATCCTGAGGGCCACAAAAAACGCATGAAAACTGAAGCAATGGCCCGCTTCGATACCTGGCTCACCAACACTGGCATCGCGCACAAAAAGCACAACAATGGCTTTCATGTCGTGCTGACCCTGCCTGATGGCCGAATGATTGACTGCTGGCCCAGCACGAAGAAGTGGCAACTGCGCGGAGAGCGCATCAGCAGGGACGGAAAGGCGCTCCATGAGCTGGTGCTTCAGCAGTTGAGGGACCTCATATCAAAAGGCCCGCCGACTCTACGTTTGGCGCGGTTCGGCAATCGTTCTTCTCGGCACAGCCTTCGTCATGCTGGCCAGCTCTTACTGCGCCCAGCTCACCCAATAACCCACCTTTTCAAACGCTGCGAGCATCGCGGCAAGGATTCCCCATGTCCGCAGTAATGAAACAGGTCGACCACGCGCCGGCCATGTCTGAGGCAGCACTTGTCGAGGTCTTGAGTGGCAGCCTGTACCCGGGCGCCGCGCATAACTCGGTGGTAATGGTCTTGGCCTACTGCCAGGCCGCACACCTGGACCCAATGCTGAAGCCGGTCCACATCGTTCCGGTCTACCAGAAAGGCCGCGGGATGGTCGATGTGGTCATGCCCGGGATTGGCCTCTACCGCATTCAGGCGGCGCGCACCGGGCAATACGCCGGCATCAGCGACCCTGAGTTCGGGCCATCGATCACCACGAAGCTGGCAGGCGTTGAAGTCACCTATCCAGAGTGGTGCCGGGTGACGGTAAAGCGCCAGATGTCGAACGGGCTTGTCGCCGAGTTCACCGCCAGCGAGCGCTGGCTGGAGAACTACGCAACCTCCGGCAAAGACACCATCTCACCGAACGCCATGTGGAAGCGCCGGGCCTTTGCCCAGCTCGCCAAGTGCGCCGAGGCCCAGGCCCTGCGCAAGGCGTTCCCCGAAGTCGGATCAGCCCCTACCGCCGACGAAATGGAAGGCAAGTCCTTCGAAGAGCCGGCGCGCGACGTCACCCCACAGCAGCAAAAGTCGGAACCGGATCCTGTAGCGCTGCCGGCCTACTCGGACGACCTGCTCGCCGAAAACCTGGTCAAGTGGCGGCCGCTGATTGACGCCAACCGCACCAGCCCCGAGCACCTGATCGCCACCATCAGCAGCAAATACACGCTGACCGATGCGCAGAAAGAAAAGATCACCAACCTTAAAGCCCTCGATGGAGACGCAGCATGAAAATTCACAACGTAGCTCAAGGCTCCGCCGAGTGGCATGCCCTGCGCAGCCAGCACTTCACCGCCTCCGAGGCCCCGGCAATGATGGGCGCCTCGAAGTACCAGACCCGCACCGATCTGCTGACGCTGAAGAAGACCGGCATTGCTCCGGAAGTCACGCAGTCACAGCAGTACATCTTCGACAAAGGTCACGCCACCGAAGCGATGGCCAGGCCGTTGGTTGAGTTGATGATCGGCGAAGAGCTGTACCCGGTCGTGGGCACCGAGGGCAACCTGCTCGCCTCGATGGACGGCGCGACGATGCTCGGCGAGACGCTGTTCGAGCACAAGCTCTGGAACGAATCATTGGCCGCCCAGGTGCGCGCTGAAGACCTGGGCCCGCACTACTACTGGCAGCTTGAGCAGCAGCTGTTGGTGAGCGGCGCCGAGCGCGTGATCTTCGTTTGCTCTGACGGCACCGCAGAAAACTTCGTCAGCATGGAATATTGCCCGGTCGCCGGTCGCGCGGCTCAATTGATCGAAGGGTGGAAACAGTTCGAGGCGGATCTTGCCGGGCACGAAGTGGCGGACGCCCCGTCAATCATCGTCGGCAAGGCCCCGGACGAGCTGCCAGCGCTGCGCATTGAGCTAACCGGCATGGTTACCGCCAGCAACCTGAAAGTGTTTGAGGAATCGGCTCTGGCGGTCATCGACTCAGTGAAAACCACGCTGACCACCGACCAGGACTTCGCGGACGCGAAAAAGGCGGTGAAGTGGTGCGGAGACGTTGAGGATGCGGTCACGGCGGCGAAGAAGCAGGCGCTGTCACAAACCCAGACCATCGACGAACTCTTCTGCTCGCTGGACCGCATCAGCAGGCACGCCCGGGAAACACGCCTGAAGGTCGACAAGCTGGTGAAGGCTCAGGAGCTGCTGGTGAAGACCAACATCAAGCAGAAGGCCGAGCAGGCACTGACTGATCACGTCGCAGCCATCAACAAGACCCTGGGCAAAGTGACCCTGCCGACGGTGACCGCCGACTTCGCGGGAGCCATGAAGAACAAGCGCACCATCGCCAGCCTGCAGGATGCCGTTGATACCGAACTGGCCCGGGCGAAGATCGACGCAAGTCAGATGGCCGACGGCATTCGCCTGAATCTCGAAAGCCTGCGCACCCTGGCTGCCGACCATGCCTTCCTGTTCGTCGACGCCCAGCAGTTGGTCATGAAAGCCAACGACGATCTGGTCGCGTTGATCAAGGTTCGGATCGCCGAGCACAAGAAGGACGAGGAAGCGAAAGCCGAGGCACAGCGCGAGCGCATCCGGAAGGAAGAACTGCAGCGAATCGAGGACGAAGCCAAGGTTAAGCAGGTGGTCGAGCCTGTCGCTGAGCCTGCGCCAGTTGTGACGCCTGCCCCGATCAAGTCCGCACCGGTGGCACAGGCGGCTCCCAAGTCGGTTACCGCGCCAGCGCACCAGGCGGTCAGCCTTCAGGCCGAAGTATTCGACTTGCTGGATCTGGTCAAAGCCGTGGCCTATGGGCAGGCGCCTATCTCCGTGCTGACCGTCAACTGGGAAGCGATCGATGCGATGGTCGCGGATCAGGGCCAAGCCTTCAGCATGGCCGGCGTGAGGCTGGTCAAGGCGGCAGCATGAGGTGGGATGCCCATAAGGCCACTGAGCCAGCCGTTGCACAGGCCCTGCATCAGTTCGCTGACGCGGGGGTCTTCGCCGCATCAAAGGCGCTGCACCGCTCAACCCGCACGCTGAACCGGATCGCCATTGAGCATGGCGTCGAGTTCTCGACCAGCACCGCCAGGACGATGGAAGTGCGCCGCCAGAATAGGGCCTCAATGGTCACCCAGATCAAGGCCTTGGCCGGCACCCGCTCACAAGCGGAGATCTGCGCGGCCCTGGGCATCACCCGGGCCGTTCTGCGGGAGCTCGCCGAAATCCACAACATCAACATTAACAGTCGCTCGAAAGGTGCCTGATATGGACCAAGCAATCGATGAAGCCGCAAAGCGGCAAAGTGGACTGGAGGCGGCGAAAGCTGCCTTCTTTGCATCTGGGGGTCAGGCACAGCTGATTCCAACAGGCCTCGGCAAGGACAGCCCTGGCGTCGATCAAATCCCGAAGCCGGCCTACGGCTATCGGAATATCGAGGCGCCAAAGAGCAAGCGCGGAAGACTCATAAGCGCCGACGAAAAAGCCGCCCTGGCCGCCCAGTTGATGGAGTGCAAAGCGGCCGGCATGACCCGGTACAAGGCCAGCAAGCACCTCGGCATCAGCGAAACACTATGCCGCCGGCTGATCGCCGATTACTCACTCGACTTCCCGGCATCAGCCTGATGCGCAGGATGGCACGCGTGCAACAACGCAAACGACAAGCTTGGCTGGCATTGCCGGCCAGCGGCATTGAAGAGGTATCCCATGGCAGCCGCGCAGAAAGAACGATCGGCAAAGACTGCGGCGAGGCGAAAGACTCGCGGCGAGGAAGAGTTGCGAATGCATGCCATGGCCGGCACCCGGCAAGCGCTGGCTGAATTGATGGCCTGGCACGGCATCGAGGAACAGGGCGAGGCCATGACGCTGATGATTCATCATCTTCATGCGTTAGGGCCTCAAAAGTCCGCCCCGCTGCTTGCCCCGCCGCGACACGAAATCATAATTAGCGAAAACGTGTCGCGGAAACTGGACCAGTATCGATTCGGGTGCGAACTCCGAGCTGTAAATGCATCGTCCGACGAAGATGAGGAAAGCGTTCAAGACGAATGCTATGCACCTATCGAATCACGAACCTCCAAAACAACTCTTCTCGCTTCGCGCTCGGACACAGTAAGTAGTTTCAGCAAATCATAATCAACACCTTCCAGCTCGAACTCAACCCAGTCGAATACTCTGGTCGGCGCAAAACCCGGATTAAATTTTTTCTGAATCTCTTTTATGGATGTTGAGCGAGAGAATACGACTCTTTCTTTTGAAATCGGCTGCCCGTTCATAGTATTTCCCTCGAACACAACACTTTCACAGTTCTTGAATGTAAAGCCGGGGCCAATAGTTATGGTGTTTTCAACTGATTGCTTTCTCTGCTGAGTTCCTAGCCTGTCGTGCTTTCGGAAGTTTGTTGCGTTGCAGAATTTTACAAGCCAGTCGTCTCCGCACACGTGGGGCTGGATGCTTTCCACAATGGACAAAAGCCCTGGAGACTGCTTCGAAAGACCAGGGAGATTCCTATTTAAACTTTGCAAAAATTCCTTCTCGTCTCTACCGTAAGGAAAATACACCTTTGTCTGTTTTTTAGAATAGGCCTGGTAAATTTCAACAGCGACGTACTCTAACGAGCTCCGAATGTGTTCAAGGGCTGACTTTGCTTCAACCCGTGCAACTTTAAGCACATCTTCGTCCGAGCGCGCTTCATCATATTTACTTCGGATTAATTCGATTATCGATTTTGCCGAATCTAATAGCTCAGTTGCATCGTCAATTCTTTTCATTCGTTAGGCACCTGATCCGGCTCCATGCCGGGACGAACACAAATACCCCACTTCAACGAATCACGCCAGCCGGCGAGGCAATCGGCTGTCTGGAGCAGTTATGAATCCCTATCTGATCACGGGTCCAGCCCAGATCGGCATCAGCGGTGGTCGCACCAGCGGGCACATGGTCTACAAAATTCTCGAAGCGCATGGCGGCGCACTACCGGAAGACGTGCACCTGTTCTTCCAGAACACCGGCAAGGAGCGCGAAGAAACGCTGATCTTCATCGATCAGATTGCCAAGCGCTGGAACGTGAACATCGTCTGGATGGAGTGGTGCCGCGTGTACGGTCAGCCGGATGATGCGCCCTGGTACAGGCTGGTGGACTTCGAAACCGCCAGCCGCAACGGCGAACCATTCACCATGATGCTCGAATATTACGCCGCTTACCGGAAGGCAGAGAAGAACCTGTCACCGGTTCTGCCCAACTTCTCCAACAACATGTGCACCGCGTATCTGAAGATCAAGATTGGCGAAAAGCACATGCGCTCGCTGGGTTACGAGGAGTGGGACTGCGTGATCGGCATCCGCAAGGACGAGCCCGGACGCTACCATCGGATGATGGCCGCCAACGCAAAGGGCGGCACTCGCTGGGACAACGTCTGCCCCTCCTATACCGCAGGCATCACGAAGGAAGACGTCGCCGCATTCTGGCATGCGCAGGACTTTGACCTCGGCATGGACTCCGACCTGGGCAACTGCGACCTCTGCTGGAAAAAAGGTGAGGACAAGCTGTTCAAGGCAATTCAGGCCGAGCCGCAACGGGTGATTTTCTGGTCTGGCGCCGAGGAGAGGTTCAATCAGGTCTTTCGCATGGACCGCCCGAAGTACTCTCACTTGGCCTGGTACGCGGAAAACTACAAGGGCCAGATGGATGCGTTTGGCTATTCCGAAGACATCGACTGCTTCTGCGGCGATTGAAACCCCTCCCTATCCAATAAAACACGCCAGCCGGCGAGGATCTTCTATGTCCACTCAACAGAAATTGCCCCAGTTCATCAACCGTCAGCCAAGCATGGGCCTGCCATTCGAAAAGGAACTGGTGGTGGACCTGTTCGCCGGTGGCGGCGGTGCAAGCACCGGGATAGCCCGGGCGTACCGGGAGCCGGATGTCGCGGTAAACCACAACCCGATCGCCCTGGCGGTTCACCGCGCCAACCACCCGCAGACGGCGCACTATGTCGCGGACGTGTTCGAGGTGGATCCGGTCCATGCCACCGGCGGCCAGCCGGTCGGCATTCTCTGGGCCTCGCCGGATTGCCGGCATCACAGCAAGGCCAAGGGCGGTGCACCGCGTGACCGCGGGGTGCGCGGGCTCGCCTGGGTAGTGGTTCGCTGGGCGCACACAACCCGGCCGCGCTTGATGTTCCTGGAGAACGTTGAAGAGTTCTGCGACTGGGGCCCGATCGACGAAGACGGCCAACCGATCAAGGCCGAGCGTGGACGAACCTTCAAGGCATTTATCGCCGCGCTCAGCACCGGCCTCGCCGCCGATCACCCGGACATGCCAGAGATCCTGCAATCGATAGGCGAATACGTGCCGGCGGAAAGCCTGGTGCGAGGCCTGGGCTACAACGTCGAATGGCGGGAGCGCATCGCGGCCAACGCAGGCACCCCGACCATCCGCAAGCGCCTGTACCTGGTGGCCCGAAGTGACGGCAAGCCGATCGTTTGGCCAGCGCCAAAGCGCTACAAAGTGCCGACGGCGAAGCAGCAACCTTGGCGAACCGCCGCTGAATGCATCGACTGGAGCAACTTGGGCCGCACGATCTTCCGTGACAAGCCTATGGCCGTGAACACAATGCGCCGCGTGGCCAAGGGCTGCTGGCGGCATGTGCTGACCAGCGCGAAGCCGTTTATTGTCCCGATGCGCGGCACATCGGAAGCGCACACCAGCACTCACGGCATCGACGAAGCGCTGTCGACCATCAGCGCCGGCGGCACGCATCACGCATTGGTGCAGCCGGTAGCGGCGCCGTTCCTCACCGAGTGCGCCAATGGATCGTCGCAGCGCAACTTCGACGTGCAGGAGCCGTTGCGAACTCAGGTGGCCCAGGTAAAGGGTGGGCACTTTGCGATGGCCGCAGCCAACATGGTGACACTGCGGAAAGGTTCAGTCGGCGCCGACGTCGCGGGCCCGCTTGGCGTGGTCGCCACCGGCACCGGGCATCACGCGGTTTCCGCCGCATTTTTCGAACAGGCGAATGGGGGGTATTACAAAGGTGACGGCCGTTCGGCCTACGATCCCATCTCGACCATCTGCCAATCAGGCGCCAACCAGCGACTGGTGAGCGCCTACCTGGTGAAGTATTACGGCAACGAGAAGGACGGCATATCGCTCACCGAGCCGATGCACACCCTGCCGACGAAAGATCGAGTCGCGCTGGTCGAAGTTGTGCAGGTGCCGGACACCCTGACGCCTGAACAGTTGGAAGGTGCACGCCGCTGCGCTGCCTTCATGCGCGAGCATCTGCCTGAGTATTTTAACGACCCGGCTGATCTGGTAATGGTCGGCGGTTATGTGCTGGTCGACATCACCCTGCGCATGCTGCAGCCGCCTGAGTTGAAGGCTGCCCAAGGCTTCGACAAGGACTACATCATCGATCGCGGGCTGTTCGTCGACCCCGTCACCGGCACCGAAGAATGGCGCGACATCAATAAGACGGACCAGGTCCGACTGATCGGCAACAGCGTATGTCCAGATGAGGCCGAGGCGCTGGTCGCAGCCAATGCGACCGACATTATCGAGCTTTACCAGCGGTTAGCGGCCTGACATCACGTACGTATCCCGCGACGCCAACACTCAAGCCCCCCGAGAAGGCAGGCTCTTGAAATCTATGCAGCGCTCAAACTAAGCCGAACAATTTAGTGAGGTAAGCCGCGATGACCATTGCCACAATAGTCATTACCCAGCCGATGACTTTGAGGGCTTTACGCTTTTCAGTTGGATTTGAATTTTGTGCAACCTCGCAGTCTTCGGCATCAAGCCTGTGCAGCCCCTTACCTTTAACGAGAGTTTCGGTGTCCGTTTTGCATCGCGTTAACTTAACGTCTTCGGAATCATCGATTTCAAACATAGCCATAAATAGCTCTCCGAATTTCCAACGCGAGAGTGGTCGGGCTAGGTCTATAAGAATGCGTTATATCCGTCAGCAAAAGACGCTTGGCTCTCGATCCTTTCACAGCCACACGACCATCAACGCTGACATGCGATATCCGAACGTCCGTCGTGTCAGTGACGTCAAACGCGGAATCAAATCCTTCAAATCTACCACCCGTAACGCTACATCCATCTGACAACTCGAAGGCTGAGAACACTCTAGAACTCCTTATTGAAAAAGTAGCAAAACGATAGCACTCCCTTCCAGCGCCCTGTTAGCGCTGTTTTCGTAACTCCCCCTTCAAAGTCAGCCGCTATAGCGGCAAGGAACCCCTATGCTCGATGCAAAAATCCACCACTCACTGAACGCGCTCACTGCACGCCAGATGGCCAAGCTGCTGGTGATGCATCACGGAATCAATGCTTTCGGCTACAAGTACGACAGCCTGCGGGATGCACCAAATGGCCTCGTTACCCTTGAAGATTTGGCGTCCATGTCCGGCGAGGATCTGGATCGGCTTTACGATGAGAGCTCGCACGATGATGCGGTGAACGAGGTGCGTTACAGCGCAGTGGACGCCCCTGGAGTTCCGTCTTGGTGCCACTACAGCTGGGAGCGCAACTACGAGGTCGATGTGAAGGCCTTCATCCTGCCAGACGGCCGTGCTCTCGCCTTTTGTGAGATGAGCGGCGGCGGCAAGCACGGCGAGCCAGACGCCTACCCTTGGGTTGAAGAGGCAAAATTCATCAAGGTCTCCGGCGTCGAAGAGCGCGTCATCAAGACTTACAAGTTCGAGGATATTCCAGAGGCATCAGAGGTGACGCCATGATCGCCCTCGCCTGGTTCGCCTACGTGTACTGCTACAAGGGGCCGCGGTGAAGAGCAGAATCAGCGCCGCACCGAAGATAAACCGGTGCGGCGCCGCCTTCGGGATTGCTTTTAGGCTGCTGGCTGGTGATGAGACTGAGTAGATGCACCATTCGCAACATGAGATTGAGCCGACAAAACACAATTGCCAGCCGCGATATCTCGTGCACGATTCACACCCCACGCAAGCGCGGTGGTCATGGTGTCATTCGGCAAGGAATCGTGGGCTTCCTCAAACAGAGGAGCTCCATTTTTGTCGTAGACCCCGATAAACAATTGCGTTCTTCCCTTCCTCGAAATTCTGGCCTGCACGTCAATGATTGTGCCGTCGCTAACAACCTCATCGTAGGACCTACAGTGCAGCTCGCAGTCCGCCCAAAGCCAATACGTGGAACCTCTACGCATCATCTTAGTGGCCTCCGGTCTTGTCCGAGTTTCTATGGATACAGCACGGTAGAAAATATTTAGTACGACGAACAAACCGCGTCAACCGTCCCATAGCTGCCATTTGTCGGGCGGCTTCTTCGCGTGTAAATCACACATTAACCAACTTCTGCCGCCACGCGCGGCATGGAGCATCTATGTCTGCAGAACTGGCGCAGGCGCCCTCCCGGCCTCGGCGCGAAAGCATCCTTCCCCGTTTCATCCGTGCCGGTGCCGCTCCTATTTACTTGGGCATGTGCCGCGCCGAATTCGACAAAACCGTGCGCCCTTATGTGAACGAGTTCCCCATCGGTGAGCGCGGTGTCGGCTTCGACCGTCAGGAGCTGGATGACTGGGCAACGGCGTATGTCGAGGCCAAAGCAATTGATAAAAAACGCGCCCCGGAGCAACAATTGCCCCGCAGCGAGCGCCTGAAAGGAGATAAATCATGGCGCGAAAATCGATCACAGGCCTCTCCGAGAGGAAAGGCATCTGGCATATCGACAAGAAAATCAACGGAGAACGACTTTACGAAAGCACTGGAACTGGTGACCGGGAAGAAGCGGAACGCTACCTGATCTTCAGGCTGGAGCAGATCCGCCAGCAGAAGGTGTATGGCGTAAAGAAGGTCAGGATCTGGCGGGAGGCGGCGACTCGCTTCCTGCTGGAGTTCAAGGACCAGCCTTCAATCAAGTTATCGGCACACCACCTTTCTCAGCTGGACCCGTTCATTGGCGATATACCGCTCACCCACATTGATGACGAAGCCCTGGTGCCTTTCATCAAGGACAGGTTGGCGACTAAGAAGCTCGAGGATGGCAAGGTAAAAAAGGGTGTCAGCAACAGAACGGTGAACATCTCGATCGAGCGTGTGGTTCGGGTTTTGTCGTTGTGTGCCAGGAAGTGGCGAGACGATGAGCGCAGGCCGTGGCTGGATAGCGTGCCAATGCTCACGAAATTGGAAGAGAAGAAGTCGAGCCGCAAGCCGTATCCGATGTCATGGCAGGAACAGTCGATTCTGTTTGCGGAATTGCCGGCTCACCTGCAAACGATGGCGCTGTTCAAGGTGAACACCGGCACCCGGGAGCAGGAGGTCTGCAAGTTGCGATGGGATTGGGAGATCTCGGTACCGGAGCTCGGCACCAGTGTTTTTCTGATACCTGCCGATTTTGGCGGGAGACATGAAAGGTCTGGGGTCAAGAACGGTGACGAGCGACTGGTCGTGCTCAACAGCGTGGCCAAGTCGATCATCGAGCAACAGCGAGGCCTGAGCAAGGAGTGGGTTTTCCCCTATAACGGCAGCGCGATGCACCGGATGAACGACTCAGCCTGGAAGAAGGCGCGGGTGAGAGCGGCGAAACTCTGGCAGGAGGAAAACCTTCGCCCCGCTCACCCAGGTTATGCATCCATAAGGATCCACGACCTCAAACACACATTTGGCCGTCGGCTACGCGCAGCAGGCGTCACCGAGGAAGACCGAAAGGCACTTCTGGGCCACAAGAACGGCAGCATCACCAGTCACTACTCGGGCGCAGAGCTCGGGCATCTGATTGAAGCTGCAAACATGGTATCAGCAACCGATTCGCGTGGACCGGTCCTGACAATCTTGAAGAGGAAGCAGGCGTGAAAAATCGAGAAGTCACGCAAAAGTCACGCACATGAAAAAGCCCAACTCGCGAAAGTTGGGCTAAGTCATTGAAAAATATGGTCGGGACGGAGTGATTCGAACACTCGACCCCTAGCACCCCATGCACGCAGGACCCATGCAAGCCCCTTTGTAATGGCCGTTTTTACTGGCGCTCGCTGCAATCGACTGCCTACAAGAGCTTACAAGTGCGTGAGAAAGTCACGCAAAAGTCACGCACGCCTTTTTTGACACCCTCCCCGGCGTCCTGCCGAACGAACACAATCCGCCTATCGCAGTAGTGAGTCACCGATTCAACGCTGGTATTCTCGCCGCCACGTTCGCCAGGCATTAAGGGATGCGGGCGAAAATAGAAGCCTCGAAGCCGCGAACCTTCGGGGCTTTGCTTTTTCTGAACCCTCCGACCCAGCATCCCCCGCCGCCCCCAGTGCTACGCTGAAATCTCCACGGAGGATTCGCGATGCCAAACTCAGACCTGCTCCCTTCCCTGCTGTTCAAGATCAATGAAAACCAGCTCGCCTTGGAAGCTGCCATCCTGGAGCTCTCGAATTGGGTCGAGCAGCGAGGAGCGGCCGACGTCGCGGACAACGTGCGCGGAGCCCTGGACACCATCGACAAGAATGAAGATTTCATCAAGCTGACGCTCGCGGTAATGATGGCGCCGGAATGACAAGGTTTGCATTCCGTCGCCGGCATTCGCTCTCAAGCCTCGCCTCGTTTACTGTATATCCAAACAGTATATGTAAGGCGCGGCTGTGGACCCCTACGAAATCGAAGACACCAGCGACTGGCTCGGCAGTCCGACCAGGCTAGAAACCGTCAAGCATTACGCAAGCATGCTCGAGGAAGACATCCAGGATCTGAAACGTCAGCTGCAGGCGGCAAAGGAAAATATTTCAAGCTTGGTGGAAATGAACGACCAGCTTTCGGCCGAACTCCAAAAGAAGCGGACGTGGATGGCAAACCTGGAAGCAGAGACCACCGACCAGCTTGCCCAGATCCGGAGCCTGACAATGGTCCTCGATCAAAAGGAAAGGATCATTCGTGAGTTGCGGGCGGGTAAGCAAGCCGAGTAAGCGGACTGCGCTACGTTGAGGCCAGCGTCCTCAGCCGCTCTTCAGTCGCGGAATCGAAGATGATATAGAGCCGTTCAATGGTCGCTTCACTCAACGCACGGGCCGATTCCAAGCCGAGAAAAAACCCTTCAGCGCGCGCTCCGGCTTTCACCGCAACAATCATCGAATCCGCTTGGGCGATCTGAGCAAGAAGCTTGTCGGCTTCGCGCTCAATCTTTGGGCTCAGCTCTACGCCTTCCATTCCACCACCTTTATTAAAACGATCGGCTACAGGATAGCGGCATGCGTCCCGGCCGACAGCACTGCCGACGCTTTCGCCCACAACTTCAATCGTTCTGGCTGCCCATTGAGCCCGCCATTGATGCGTCGAGTGATTGCCTCGAACTGGCCAGCGTCTGCCAATTCATTCAGGCCGTTGCTCGACCAGAACCAGGCGGCAGAGAGTGCAGCATATGCCGGCTGCTCCAGCAGTTCCGGCTTTGTCAGCAGGTCCAGGCCCAAGGCTGAGCTGCATGCCTGATAGTTGACCCAGCCGGTGACCTGGATCAGTCCCCTGCCCCGGTACCGCCAACCGTCACCCGTCACGGCCGGCCCGTTGCCCAGGCGTGAAGCGTAGACGATGTTCGCGATCTGCTCGGGCTTACGGGCAGCGGCGGTAGCTGTCAGCAGGTTGAACCGCTTCGGCCAGGTCCTCATCAAACCATCGGCGCTGTAATTCAGGTTTTCCACAAGCGTGCGCAGCTGTCCAGACTCATGACCGACTTGTGCCAGGAACGCGGCGACACGCTGCTGGCCTTCAATCTTGAAACGCGCCATTGCGTCATTCAGGGCGGACACAAAAACGCCGGCAACTGGGCCGGAGTTCGGGAACATCTGCAGCAGTTGCTGCTGGGTGATACTGGCCATGGTTTCTCCAAGGCGTAAAAAGGCCCGCGCTATAGCGGGCCGACAAGTTACAGGCACAAAAAAACCGCCATTTGGCGGCATATCTGGTTCTGAGTGTTCCCGGTCAGACGACGATGCCAAAGCGCGCCATACGCTTGCGCACTACAGCGATCTGTAAAGCCAGCTCAGAATCCGTCAGTTGTGCGGAATGGATTGCAACGAAGCTGATGTTGCTCTCGCTCGGGAAGCCAGCGGTTGCCGAACCGATCCGATATTTGTTAGTGGTCAGCACCCGCTGGTTGGTGTTTGACCCTGTGACCACCACACCAGCGGTATGGTCAGTCAGTACCGTAAGCGCACCCGACTTGGCACGAAGAGAGCGGAGTGCCCAAACATTCGTTGGGGTGCCAGTGCCGGATACAGAGCCGGTAGTAGTGGCTGATCCGGTCCCATCGTTGCGGGTGGCAGTACCCTTGAACAATGTAGGGTGGTCAAGGAAGACGTTACCTCCGGATGCCACCCCCGTGTAGCCTGGCGTGAGGATCGGGCCTGAGTGAGCACCGACCAGCATGACCGCGTCTGTGCCCGCAACCAGCGGGGCGTTAGAGCGAGCCACCACGATGAGCGTCAACTCATCACTATCAGCGATCTGGGTTTGCAGGTAGTTAACGTTCCCTTTGAACGTACCGTAGCCGGCAAAAGCAGAGGGGGCACCGACAATGGTTGCATCTGGCTTGCCCGGGGCGCGATTGAAGCCGAAGCGCTGCACGTCTGTATCAAGGGTGAACCACCCTTCAAGGCCGCGAGTAACTGGTGGTGCAACCTTGGTGTACCAAGGACCGGAAACACCGCGCGCTGTAATTTGAGTACCCATAGTATTTTTTTCCGTTCTGTTAGTTGAGAGAGAGCGCAGCAGCGGCCACGTAGGTGGCAAGCACTTCGTATAGGCCGTGCCGCCCAGCGCCTTCGGGGTGGATGGTGTTGAGGAAATTCCCAGGAATAAATCCATCGATATCTGGGCTCGCCGTGGGGAGCGGATAGCCAGATTCCGAGCTGACCAAGGCCCAGGTCGGGGCCAGATAAATCTTGTTGCTATTGGCGGTCGCGATCGCACTTTTCATGGCGCGGATCATGGGCGTGTAACTGGTGGTCCATAACGTATTGCGCGCCGCCGTGAACGCCGTCCCTGGCAGCGAGCGAACAATGCGTGCATTCGGCCAAGCGGCGCGCATCTGCTTGTACATCAACAGGTCGTTGTCATAGACGATCCCGGCGACGGTTTCGGCCGTACGGTCCCGAACGTCGTTGGTGCCCAGGGCGTTGATGACAATATCCGGGGTCGCCAAGCCAAACCGCGACTGGTAGAACGCCGGATCAAAAACGTAGCCATTGCGCACGATATCGGCAGAGTCGCCCCCCGTGGCAACACGCAAGAACGGGTTCCTCTCTTTGGCAGTGCTCTTGGGCATGGCCAGGTATGCCGCCTCACTGCCTGCGGCCACCGGAGATGATCGATCAGTGACGGCGTTGGTGTAGTCCCCGGTTTCCCAACCTTCACGCGCCTCACCGAGTTCGCCAGTGAAGTCATCGCTATCAGCGGGGTTCGACGAGCCGCGTAGCGTCCCGATCATGGTGGCCGCGAAGCCCAACACTTGCAGGTAGGCTTTGAGCAGTTGCGCGCCTTGGCGGTTGGCAATGCTGTCACCAATCAACAGCACATTGATCGGCACCAGCGGCGACTGGACGGGCACCTTAAGAATCTTCAGGGCCATTGACAGGCGCGAGTCCGGGTTATCCGCCGGGCGCAAATGCAGCGCCGCACTTGCCCCAAAACGCGAGGCCTGCAGCCGTAGCACCCGCCCCTCGGAGGCTCCCGCGAAAAAAGTGTCCAGCGACATGCTGCCCAGGGCGGCGACCACGGACGCCGCACGCTCCCGATGCGACAGTATGTTGTTCACGTAGATCGACACCTCGCCCTGTTCGGGCACGGCAATCACCGGGTGGAAGAGCACTCCCCCCTCAAACGGGACCACCTGCCCGACAGCTGAAGCGGCCACCGGGGTGGGACTGGAAAGGTCCTGCAGGATCTCCCCCTCTTCGGAGACAACGTAGATGCCGGGCAGGTCGGTGTATTTAAGCTCCAGAGGTCCCAGGCGCACACCGTTATCATCGGCAAACAGAAGCGCGCCTCCTTCTTCGTCGCCAATCACGGTGGGGCCTCCATCGGCGGCGATATCAAAAGCCAGGGTCGTGAAGCGCGATTGCGTCAGCGATGCAACCTTTTCAGCCTCCTCGGTCACGATGGACAGGTATTCAGTTTCGCTGGTCGTGCCCGAAAGGAGCTCAGCCAGTGCGCTGACTGTCGACGCCGAAGGGTATCGCTTGACCTCCACCGCCAACCCTGCATCGTTTCGATACAGGATTAGGTAACCATCCGCTGCTGAGTCGACAATGCTGAAGTAGCCGCCCGATACTGTGCCGGCCAGGCCAAGGGCGACGGTCGTATAGAGCATTGCCCCACTCATTTGAGTCGACAAATCGGCAAGTACCTTGGCATTCGTTGGGCGCATAACCCCGCTGCCAACATCCATCATTTTGATTTGATCGCTCAGCAACAGTTCGTTGGCCGTGTCGATCGTTGTCGTTAGTCGGGCAAGATCAGTCGCTCCGCTCATATTTACTCCAGGCGAAAAAAGCCCACTCAGCGGCGGGCTATAGAATTGAAAAATTGTTTTCGGATAGGCATCTATGTCGCACCCGGCCAAGACCGGGTGTACCAACTCTGCAATTCGCTGCGCAGCCGGGAGTTCATGACAGTGATATCCATCCCAGCCAGCAGGCTCACGAATTCCGCCTCGTTAACGACCGGGATCTCGAAGAGCTCAGCCGGAACCGTGAAGCGCCAGTGGTTGACACCGACCAGTTCCGGCCCGTCGTAGATATCAGTGAAGCGAGCCTTGGTAGGGGTCAGCCCCATTGGGCTTTTTATCGGGCACATAAACCAATCGACGTACCCAATTCCCCACTTGAACCAGCCCATGAATAGGCGGGCCTGCTCAGCATTCAAGAGCCAGGACAGAGTTACTGCCGTTGGAAAGCTGCGACTTTTAAGGCGCTGGATTGCCCTGCCACTTATAAATGGTGCTCGAGAAATCGGGCTGCTCGTCTTGAACCCGTACCCCTCTCGTAATGGCAAAGGCAAATTATCCGGAAATGAAAGCATGTGCCGATGATCCTTGGTTAGGCAGGCGCCGCAGCGCTGTCGTAGGTGTAAACACGGGCGTCATAGGGCATGCCCTTGAGCGATACGTTTCCGTTTGATGGGTTCGAACTGGTGATCAGAACCGGAAAAGCCCATTTGCTTGCCGGGCCGATCAAGAGCTGAGGCAGCAGCAAGGCCATACTGGTGTCGGGCATGAAGTCCAGATCGGCGATCTGCAAGTGATACTCATCGATTGCGGTCGCTTGGTAGGGACCAGAGAGAGAGCCATCTGCACGACTGATACCGACTTTGTAGATCTCGGCCGCTGACCAGTCGATGGGCTCCGACGACTCCAACAGGAAGCCGCCACTGGACGACTGCAGGCTGAGCAGTACAGCGCTTTGGCAGAGGCCCGGGGTGTCGCTGGCAACGGCACAGAAGCTCAGGTAGCCCGAGTTCATGCCTGCCAGCTCGGTTTCCCAGCTGTAGGTGTCTTGGCGGAACAGTTGGTGACCGCGGCGGCGCATGCCGAACTGGTAAGCGCGGTTTCGGTCGCCAACACCTGGCAGCTTGACCTTCTCGACCTTCAGCCCCGCATCACCCGGCCAGCGGCAGGGCACGGTTTCCCAGGCCCACGTCAGGTTCGAGTAATACTCGACGTCGACCCCGTCGAAGTCGTTGATGGATGGCAGCGGCCCGTCGATCTTGAGGCCCTTGGTCATGTTCTGCGGCGAGTAGGTCTGCGTTTTCGGCCCATAGGTGATATCGAATGCCGCCCGAGGCTCGTCGCGCACCAGGCTGACTAAACCGTTCTTGATGGTCAGTTCGGCAAAGCCACAAGCCAGAGCGTTGTTCAGCCGATCCTTTGCCGTGCTGGCGTCGTCGATCACTTCGTCGTAATACTGGCCGGCGGCCTCGAATACCGTGTGCAGGCGATCCCACTCGGGCAGGTCGATATCGGCGTCGGTGTATCCGAGCGACTTCAGGACATGCAGGCACCAGGGCACGATGCCGCGCGTGGGTTGTGGTGCGGTCCAAGCGCCGCCGGTGTAGATCGGCAGAATTCGAGTGCCGATCAGGTTGACCTGGCTTTCTGATTGGGCCGACAGGCGATCACCGCCGCGGATCTTCAGCGCTATCACAGTCATGCCCGGGTAAGTGGTCGGTCGGACCTGGCGCAGGCTGCGGAGGCTGTACCAGCTGATATCGTCCTGCTTTTCCGAGTCGATGCGGCCTGGCTGGCTGACGAAGCGCTTCTTGATTCGCGCCTCTGGTCGCATCGGGTAAGGCAGGGTCGCGCGATACGTGAATCCCTGCGCATCGCGCGTGCCGCCGTAGTGCTCTTTCTCGATAACCGTCACGGGCCCGGCCGTATCCGCATCGCGAAACTCGAAGGTATGGAACGACCTGACCGGGTAGATCTGCCCTTCTCGCCCGATGCCGCATAGGCCATTGGGGTGAAACACAGTCCACTCCAGCTCGGTGACCAGCTCGCCTTTCGGTGCGCAGCTGAACCAGCCACGATATCCGCCCTGCAGGTTCGACGGGTCAAGGGTGATCAGGCCGTTGACCGTTTCGGTCAAGTCAAAGCCTGGCCAGCCAGCATCGACCGATCCGGACGAGGTCAGGCGCTCGACAACCATTAGCGTTGAGCTGAAGGCCGTGATCCGATAGCGAAGGCCGGCCGGGCCGATGGTGGCCAGGGCCGAACCGAGTGCGAGGCCGACTACCGGCTGCCCACCGACGTAGTCCAGGGTCATTTCTGCCGGCTGCTCAGGCGTGCCCGAAGTAGCTGCAGTGCCGGTGGTATTGATCGGACTGGAGCCGAGCACGTCAGCGCCGCCGGACGAGACCAGGGCCAGACCGTTGTTGGTGCCAGTTTGCGTCAGCAGAACCTTGCCTGCCGAGGCGCTGGCCACGAACGGCGCGCCACCCTTGGCGGTATTGATGGCAGAGACCAGGCCCGTCAGGTCCGTCGTTGCCGTATTCAGTGCGACAGAATAAGGGGTCGCGCCGAGCGAAACGGTGAAGGTCAGCGGCGTCACGTTGTAGTCGTAGCGGGTTGGAATGCTCGAGCCGAGAATCATCGACGGCGTGCCCGAAGTTGGCGGCACGGCCGGCGCATACGGGGTGTAGGAGTGGACGACGTAATAACCGGCGTTCGCGCCCTGGACCTCGATCGACATCCCTACCGATGGATTCAGCATGGCCAGCGGGCCGCGCACAATGTCTCGACCGGCGCCGCCGTCGATGACGGTGTACACGTACGGCGAGAGGACGCGAATGATCAGGCCGCTTGCCCAGTCAGTCGGGAAGGCGCCAGCGCCGGAAGGAATACCGATACTGGTCCCGCTGAACTGGTAGGCCGAGGCTGTCGCGGTCTGCGTCAGCGCAGTGGCCACGGTCATTTCCAAGCCGGCAGAACTGTTGGAGCTGGCCCCGACCTCGTCGACGTTGTACCAGAGCATCGATGCGGTATTGCCTGATACATCAGCGCCAGGCTGGTAGATATTGCAGATAGCATCAGCGCCCATCGATATGATCGAGGTCTCGCCGACATTGACGTCGCTGTTTGTCGCCTGCACGCTTCCTGCCGAGATGTAGAGCAGCATCTCAGTCCACTGCTCGCGCGGCGATACAAACCATGTGCGCGGCTCTGCCAGATAAGCCGGGAACAGCTTCTGCCGGCCGGCCAGGTTGCGCACCGGGTCACCGATCTTGACCTTGTTGCCCTTGGCGCTGGCCTCGTCGATCGGGTCACCCTGGGCGGTACCGGCCATCGATGGCATGCCGGGCATTTTGGGCATGAGCATTTTGCCGATGGCCTTCACGCCCTTGAACAGCAAGGCGGTGATGGTGAACGGGTCGGAGCCCTTCGGCTCGCGCCAGATCTGTACGTGATCGGCTGGTTTGAACTTGACCTTGTGCCAGAGCGTCGGACAGATCAGTTCGCCGTTCAGTTCGACGCTGATCGGCTGCACCGGGGCGCGACGGTACTGCTCCGTCATGCCCTTGAGCCAAGCATCGATCGTCATGCACTCGCGCGTGGTGTAGGTGGCCAGCGGCTGGCAACCTGCCAATTTGTTCGGGAAAAATTCAATCACGGTAGTACACCACTCGTTGATAGCACGACTCGAAGTCGCGCACAGGGCGAATGCGGGGGCCGCCTTGGTTGGTGTCGAGCACCTTCAGTTGGCCGTCCAGATGCACGACCACGCCGACGTGCTCTAGGTAATCACCCTTGAAGGCGGCCGCGATGGCGCCTGGCTCAGGCTGGCACTCGTCCATGCCGGTCTTTAGGTCGTGATACGCGAGGGTGTTCGCGCGCAGCTTTGCCCTCCCCACACCGCCCAGCGATGGCAGCAGAGGCAGGCCGAACACTTCATGTCGAACAGCAATGACCAGGCCGTAACAGTCGAAGGCCAGCGGCCCGCGTGCGCCGTCCTTGTAGGGGGCAGACAGGTACTTTCCGATATCACTCATATGTAGAGCAGCCCAGGCGCGACGCTCGGGGTCAGTTGCTCTCGCGGGAACGCTGTGCCGAGCAGATCGAACAGGCCGCACGTCAGCGTGGCCACGGTCGTTTCGTACTGGCGATTGAGCAACGACATGCGGTAACGCTCGGCCGGGTAGGTCAAATCGCCTTCGAGATAGCGCCGGCAGGTCAGAGTCACCCTGGCGTTGGCGGCCTTGGCCTGCTCGATCTTGATTTGAACCGTCCCGGACAAATTGTCGAGGGCAAGAATGATGTTCTGAAAACCGGAGTTGTCTTGGTTGGGCAGGCCCTGCTCCAGGGCCATAGCGGTGAAGGAGAGCACCCGAGAATCTTCAGTGCCGCAGACGCGATCCTCGTAGCCATCGCAGAGCAAGATCGGCGTTGGCCAGATCGAGCACGTCACCTCGATGGTGTTGATCGGTAGCGGCCCGCCCGAGGCGTAGCAGATGGCAATGGGATTCATGTTTTGGCCGCCCAATAAAAAGGGCCGCTATGCGGCCCTAGTCAGAATGTTTTGAGCTACTCCGATACAGAGAGTGCTCCAAGATTGAATCCGGTGATCTGGCTAATGCGCCCTCTCCAGAGCACGCCTTGGCCTGTGGGGATTACGCCATTTGGAAGGAAAAGTTTTGCTCCCCGGAGATGGATAAATGCTGTGTTGCTACCCTTTGGTGGCTCGTCAGAAAAATAGCCTCCAAACAACCAGTCCAACATTTTTGCGGGAAATTCAGCGGACTCAGGAGGAAATCGCTCAAGGAATGCTCCTGAGTACAATTCCGCGTAAGATTTTGCTGAGATCATCTCTCCGCTTATGATCCCTGCATTCGTCCATAGCGTGATCGGTTGAGTGAAGTTGTCTTCGTGATTCACCACGGTTACCAGGTGCTGCAGAACCCAATCGCGATCAACGTTGTCGCTCAACTCCCCAATAACATTTTTTTCTGTTTCGCTCATATCACGCACTCCCTATTGGTTGAACAGCCACACAAGACTACATCAATAGCGGCAATCAGCTAGCGTCACGCCAACTCCGCAACCAATCAAAGCGCGTGAAGTTAGGTTGCGTGCGAACTCAGCCCATACTTGGCTCGGTTTGCGTCGTGCAGCTCCCCTTCCTGGAAGATGTTCGCCACACAAATACGGATGACGTCGCCTTCAGTGAGTTGAGTTCGAGTGACCTGTCCGGCCTTGCTGGCATCTTCGACCAGCTGCACCGTCATCGGCCTTTCCGAGGCGGTGACGTTGCCGCCGCCTCCCAATGCAACCGAACTGCCGCCAGATAAAGAGCGAGCTGCTGACACGTTGCCATTGCGCAGCGCTTCAACCGTGGCCACACCGCCAAACTTGCGAATGTCGGATTGCGACCAGACGATCTCGCCCTTGTGGACAGTGCCCGCCGGATCGTTCACTCCGCCTGCGCCGGTATAGCCACCACTCGAGAAGCCGATACCAGCCGCAGCCGAGGTCGCCACTGCGCCAGCCAGGGGACCAGTGATAGACAAGGCTGTTGCCATTGCGCCGGGCGCAAGTAAAGGGCCAACGATAGGGATTGCTGCGGTAGACGCAAACGCCGCCAAGCCTGCCTGTAGAGAGGTGGCCGTGGCGTTGGCCGCCATCTGGCCTGCAGCGCTAGTTTGAGTGGTTTTTCCAACCAGCATCTGGACGCCTTTGTACACCAGCCACTGCGCCGCCATTTCCGTCAGCGCCCCGACAACCGCTTGGAGCATTCCCGCGGCCAGGTTTCCGAACGCATCGCCGACAGACTCGGCCCCGGTGATCATGTCGTATAGCGCATCAGACGTGCTTGCCGTGATGCCGCCCAGAGCAGACGTTACCGCGCCCTCAGCCATGCCGGCCGAGTTCTGCGCCTGCTCGGCGAACTGATTCCATCCCGCGCTGACGCCGTTCATCCAGTTGGATTGGTATTCGTCAATCTGGGCATAGTAGTTCTGCTGCATGGCGAGGCGATTGTTCAGGCCGTTCTGAATTACCGCGTTTTCCTTGTCGTACAGATCCTGGGTAATTCTTCCGGTGTTTCGCTGCTCCAGCAGATCGGCCGACTGCCTGGCGTAATCGCGCTGGATGGCCAGATCCTGCTTGAGCCGGTCTCGCGCCTCGCTGCCAAGCCCCAAGCCGGCAACTTGCGAGTCGATTCCATCCTGGGCGGTACCGAGCCGGGCATCTTGATTGGCCTGGAAGGCGGCCAGCTTCTCGGCCTCCTCCTTGGATACCTTGCGTAGCTCGACCTCCTTCTCAAGCGCCGAGTTCTTCTTGAGCTGGGCGGTGATCAGATCCTGGCTGGCCAGTAGCGCCTTTTGATCGGCGGTGAGCGTGCCTTTCGACTTGAGGTCGGCCAGCTGCTGCTCCCAGCGAATCAGGGCTTGAGCCTGGGCGCCGAGCTTTTCGTTCTTGGTGCCCTGGTCGCTGATCGCTGCGTTCTGCTGGACGAGCACGGCGTAAGCCTGGCGCGACGAGTCGAGCATTTTCATGCCGGCGTCTTCGTTATAGACCTTCGGCTTAGCCTGAGACTTGTCGTACTTGGCCTGGATGTCGGCGACTACCCTGTCGATATCCGCTTGGGACTTTCCCGCCTCGACACCAAGCTTTCTGGCGTCGGCGATATCCTTCACGAGCCTGGCTTGGTCGGACAGTTCCTTTTTGGATAGCTCACTCCATTTCGAATCCGCCTGGATACGACCCTGATTACTTTTCGTCGCATCGCCCTCCACCTTGGCGTTTTGCTGGTTCACCCAAAGCCCGAGCTTCAGCATCGAAACGCGCTTCTCCAGTGCCGCCGTCGAGTCGTCATTATTTCCCTCGCCAAGGCCGAGAGCGGTATTCAGGCTACTTAAGCCATTAGAAACCGCGCCAGCAATTCCGCCCTCTTTGCGAGTCTTGAGGATTCGCTCGATGATCTCGATCTGCTTGTCGTCATCAGGAAATAGCTCGCCGCGCACCCTGCTATAAGAATTGCTGATCGCCGTACCAATATCTCTCCAATCGCGCTCAATATCGGACAAGGATTCGCGGTAGCGCTTGAATCTGGCCTGCGCGTTTTGGTTAAGACTTTCGCTCAGGACGTCCAATGCTTCCTGCCTTTTGCCTTGCTCGTCGAGGCCTCGGATAACCTCGTATTGGGCGCTGGTGAGTAGACCGTATTGGGCGCTGATCTTCTCTGCCGACTTGGTTGCGTTGTCTCCCATGCTGCCGAGGGCAGTTGCCACTTCAGCAGTGCTCTTACCTGTGAACTGGCCGATTGCTGATGCCGCTTCAGCCAGGTTCTTGAATTGGATCTGGCTCAGGCCTACGCTCGCAGCCAGGGCCGTCACCGCCGCCTTAGAATCCGCCAGACTGCCGGTCAGGGCTGCTGCATTCTTGGATATCGAGCCCAGTGAGTCGGCCGTCTGACCGGAACTCGCCGAACCAGAGAACAGCGCCTTATTGAAAGCGCTAACTTCCTTTTCAGCATCGACATAAACGGCGGCCAATGTGCCAAGTCCTGCCGCTGCGACGGTAAAAGGGTTGACCAAGCCAAGAATGTACCCACCCAGGGCCTTTGCCGCCGGACCTGCGCCGCCGAACATATCTTTCAACTGCCCGCCTTGCTGCAGGAATACCGTCAGCGGGGCCTGGCCTCCCTGGAGCGAAACAGCGATGTCAGTGAATTGCGCCGGAACGCCGCGCAGGGCCGCCGCCGTCTGTTTCGCGGTGTTGCCGGTTCGGGTCAGCGAGTCATCGAAGCTGGTAAGACCCTTGCGAGCCGTATCGATCTTCGACTTGTATTCGTCATACGTGGCAGTATCGAGCTTTCCAGCCTTGCGATGCTTAACCAGGTCCTGCTCTTGCTTGTCAAGTTCGCCCAGGCGGCGCACCACCGGGTCAATCTGCCCCAGCAGCCGCTCAAGCTCGTCGGCCTCATCCTCGATGGACTTGGTAGCCTTTTCGGCGCCCTTGCCCATCTTTTCCATGCCGGCGCCGGCCTTGTTCAGTGCCGGCTGAATGCTCAGGCCCGCATCTTCCAGCGCCTCAAGCGCCTTGCGCGTGTCCGCCGCCTTTGCTTCGGCATCTCGGCTGTCCAGCTCAATGACGAGGCGGGATGTTTGGGCCATTGCTTTTCTCCGGGTAATAAAAAACCCGCCGAAGCGGGTCTGTTTGAGTTGGCATTCAGCCTAGGAGCTTAGCCTTCTCGCTCTCGAATTCATGATCACTGATGGCGCCCTTTTCTTTTAGGGTGACCAATCGTTCCAGCTGGTCATATTTATCATCGGTCCGTTTTGACACGGTAGGTATTGAGGCGGTCTTATGGATGGCAGATGCGGACCAAATCAGTGCGGCCAACCATCCAATAAACGTCCAGCCCAAGAAAATATTGAGTAACCCGATACTGTTTCCGTTTGGATGATTGCGCTTTGAAGCAATAAACGTCGGCAAGAAATATGCAACGAACGCCACAACCAGCAACACAAAGCTCGCGATTGGACTGCTACCGTCTGACATTTGGAATCTCCCTGAAGTAATGGCAGCAATCTACCACCATCCACAGGAAGCGCCAAAACCCCGCCAGTGTGGGGTTGTGGATTAATGATTGCTATGCGGTGCAGCTTCCAACCTTGGATTGCGATCGCAGTCGCAGGTTATTCATCGCAGCGATAGCGAATTCGAACAAACCGTCAGTGGTGATCGGAATGTCACCGGGGATATGCGCGATCCCCTTCAGGAAATCGTTCTGCGAAAGCACATAGGCATCATCTGGAACCTGAATGATCTGCTGCTCACCTTTTTGGTTGAAGCTCAGCAGGTATCGGCCATCTTTGCTCACATCGAAGTATGTGTCAGCTTGCTTCGGTAAATACTGCCCTTCAAGCGAGTAAGCGGCGACGAAGTTCCGAGCTGCGTCGAGCTGCTCCGCCGGTATATCCTGTGCCGATACGACACTGAATGCTTTGTGCACTTGTGACCAGATGTGCATTCGAGCGCTTCGTTTGGTGCGTTTATCCAGACGGCTGATCTTCCCGTCGATTACAGCTGATAGGCAGTGGAAACCGTCAGATCCGATAGTGGTGCCGATCAGAGTGTAACTCTTTGGAGCCAACAGCTCAGTCGGTGCATGTGCCTTGTTCCAGTGAGCCCAAAGGACGTCGTCGCATTCGTTCTGATAAGCAATGACGCCTTCACGAAGCTCTTCGCGAACCTTGCTGGCATGAATGGACATTAGCCAGCCAGGTAGCTTGCGCAGTGGTAGGCACGACATCTCATAGCTTTTTCCATCCGCGCCAGTTGTGGTCATCATGACCATGACTGAATGGAATCGACCTGCCTGCAATTTACGGAACTGGGTCTTCCAATCCAGCCCCATGCCTTCAACGACAGGTTTCATCGGAACGAATGGCTCTTCACCCTTTTCGACCAGCAAAAGTTTGGCTGACCGGAACGGGATGACATTGGATGTTGCTGTGCTATTATTCGCCATGACGATTTCTTCCTGGTAGTTGATCTCGTTACCCGAAACCCCTTGCGCTCGAACGCTCGGGGTTTTTTTATGCCTGCTTGATTTGCTGTTCATCCTTCTGTTTTGCCTCCTCAATCAACCCTAGAACAACTGCCTGCATACTGTGAAAGCTAGCTTTTGCCTTTCTATCGACCCAGTCTTTGTGCTCGTCGGGCAAACGAAGCTTGAATTGCGCTTTTGGTCTCAATGCTAAATCCTCCAATGGACCCAATGGGTGCATCACAAGTAGAACCCATTGGGTCCGTTTACGTCAAGACCCATTTGGTCCATTATTTCCAAATGAATAGAACAGACCCCCAATTCAAGCTACGCATCCCTGCCGAACTCAAAGCTCAGCTTGAGCTAGGGTCGGAACAGAACATGCGTTCGCTTTCAAATGAGATACTCAAGCGACTCGAAGTGACCCTAATGCTCGATGAGCTTAAGCCGCCGTTGCGAGGTGGTTTTGCGGGGGCTCCAGAGGTTTTGTCGGTTCTCTTGACTGAGAACGAAAACCTGAGGCGAGAGAGAGACCATTTCGAGAAGATAATTTCCGAGTCGTTTTCGGAGATCATTGAGGACCGGCTGGGAAAGGTCGCTACGGAAGCCAGGGCTGCTCAGTATCAAACCGAAACCATTCAGTATCTGTGCGCCGTTTTGGCTTTGCAGAGTGCACACCCTGATGTTATTTCTGACCTTCAGCGTCGGGAGATTTTAAAAGTCGTTCAACACATTACTGGAAGTGACAGCCAAGACCCAGGTGAAATTATGGGTCTGCTCACCAATCGCCTGATCGGCCGAACGTTTGGAGAGGTATTAGGGATTTAACCATCTATAGCCCACTTCATGCCTAGACAAATCGTGACCTGAGTTTCGAGCCCAGCCCAACTGGCCAAGGCTTTTTACTTTTCCAAACATAAGTAGGAGCACCAATGCACAAGGTTTTGTTGGCGGTTAGAGTCACTCAAAAAGGTGACTGGCTCGGTTATTACAGCTATCACCTCACCCTTCCATTCGCTCCTTTCCCTGGCCTTCGCTTCGAACAAGGTGTCAGCTGTAAGCTCTGGGAAACGATGACCGGTTCGGAGCTAGACCCAGTCGTGGAGCGAGTCATCTACGATCTAGACGAAGAACGGTTTGTCTGCCTTTTCAATGTGGACATCCCACTGCGAGCCTCGCTTTGGACTGATGATGTAGACCTTTCACCGGGATCAGTCAGTGCCATCGGCCAGTACTTCCGCCACATGCCTATCCACAAGTAACTACAAAGCCCTCCCGGGCTTTAACTTGCTCTAGAAGGTCTGCCAAATGCCGCATGACTTCACAAAGTTAAGGCAGGCACTCCAAGATCCAGCCGACGGGCCCTACGCGCTCATCAAGATGCGGGAGCTACTCATTGAAGCTTTACGGGGCTGGCCAGGAGAAAACTACCAGACCGCCGATTACCTTCTTCCTTGGGGTCAGCTCATTACCATACGCGCTCGCAGCGCTATCGAAGGACTTCTGGATACTATCAGTGGCGGCCATGTGAGCGCCGAAACCAATATCCTGAAACTTGCCAAGATGTGCGAACTGCTTAAGGGCTGATGCTCCAGATGCAAAAAGCCCAGCGGGTGGCCGGGCTCTGAGCGAACGGAAAGGGCGTTATTTGCATTTCGAAATGCTGTATTCGCCGGATTTTACTGAGCGTATGACATCTTTCTGCTCATTGATGGCCACGCTAGCGGCCATGTGATAGACCGCTCGCCTTTCCTCCACGGACCCGTGGCGGAAAAACTCAGACATCGTCGACGACCCGTAAACTTTCGTCGAAGCGTCTGCTACCTTTTCGCCTTTCATTGGGATACTCCGTTCAAAATTCCTTCAAGCTCAACCTGATCATAGGGGTGGTTGACGAACCCGTCAATTTCTGTAGCTGAAAGGTCAATACCGATATCCTCGTTTCCGCCATCATTGTCCTTGATGATCACATCTACCTGCAATGCAGCTTCAAACTCTCGCTTGAGCGCGCAAACAGACGCCTTTGCAGCATAGAACTGTCTGACAAATTCTGCGCAGGGAATGTTCCTGCCATCCTTTTTTTCCCTCGCCAACACAAATTCCCATGCGAGCTCAGGCCTCTGGTAGACGTAGATAATTTGGGCCGACCGGTTGTCTTTATCAAGGGCGCGCGAGATGTTTCGTCGCGCCACATCTAGATTCGCAAGTGTCCCATCCAGCAGAAACGACTGACGCTGCTGGTAGACTAGGTCAAGGGTGCGCTCAACAAAAGTGGTCACCCCGCGCTGGAAAAGGCTGGAATTTCGACCCGTGTATTCGGGGAAATAGTCTCGGAAGTCGTCCGGATCGATTCTCAACGCATTCGATCCACCAGCTTGCATCATATGAATAAATGCCCTAGAAACCTCGGTCTTCCCTGCACCTGGGGAACCCGCCATGAACACGGAAACGGGGTATTCATCACTTGGATACGTTTCGAGGCACGCCAATTCTCGGGCAATGCGAGTGCGGTTTTGCTTTGCAAACGCTACGGCGCGATCGGAAACGTCCTGCTCTTCCTGGGTCATAGGCTCATCCTTCACAAGAGCCAAAACTCTAGCACCTAACGCCCTTGCCAAGCATCGGTCTAGGAGGGCCATTTGTTACAGTCAGCCAAGTCGCGCCTGTACGAATCCCCAGTAACTCGCATCGCGCCCAACGTAGTAGCGTTATGCAGGCACCGATGATCCGATCGAAATGTACTGCATGGTTACGATGCAGATGATCATCAAATGAATTTTCAGGGAGATGTTTGTGAGCGCTTATACCATACCCGATGGAGCTAAATTCGTTCAAATCAGGTTTTTACGAAAAGACGGCGAGGTTTACGATCTGCCGCCTGGAAGGCCAGTTGTCATCGCGGCTCTTAGATACGACCCCGAGCATGGAACGGGGCCAAGAAATATTACCGGACTTAAGTCGACATACGCTCTGATCGACACAGGGGCTGACCATAATTATGCAACACCAGAATTGATTGCTGAGGCTGGATGTCCTCAAATCGGCACTGCAAGGTTGCGAAACGCCAGTGGTTGGACGGAGTCAACTCAACACTTGGCACACATATTTCTACCGGAAACAGGAAATCAGTACGAGACCGATGTATTTTCGTCCAGCCTCGTAGATGACGACGGCCACGGCGAGAGCCTTATCATTGGCGTTCTGGTTATGAAAACTGGAAGGCTAGTCATGGATTTCCAGAGCAATATCTACCGTCTTTACGTCGCATAACTCAGCCCTTACTGAGCTTTCATTTGTGACAAATACGGTTTAGCACACGCGGGTACAGCTTTATTCAGGCCTCCCAGCGAGTTCATGCTCTCTTGGGAGGTCACGCTCTTGAGAGAGTCAATTCGAATTCCCTTATCGATATCCATAGTCGCACCTCGGCTAAGTTCTACATTATGTTGGCTTTCATTCATCGTATTCCCCCGCCAAACTCACCGCATCCAACGCGAACATCACCTCGTCGACCTCATCCCGCGTAAACGGCGACGGATGCGACTCAAGCCAATCCGATATTTCCCTAGCTGACAGCGGCAGCGGGAAAACACCGGCCATCGTTGCGATGAACCGGCGCCCGCGGGTGATGTTGCGGAAAGTGCTCAGCAGGTAAGCTGTGATCGAGTCCGTTTCCGGCTCATCAGGAATTGCCATGCCAAGCCGCTGGTAAATCAGCCGGCGCTTTTCTGTTTCGCCGCTCCACTCTTTTTCCCACTCGAAGCGGGCAACGACTTTCCCACGGTCTCAGCCAGGGCCTTTTGCGCCTCGATGGCGGCATTGCCCGATTCGCGCAGTACGAACAGGAAGAATTCGATGTTGGCATCGAGCATCTGCTCGGCAGATCCGGCGCTGTACGCCAGCGGGTTACCGTCCGCATCCTGCACGCCGGCCCAGTCCTTGACGATGAACTGACCCAGCAGCCTGCACTGGGTCTGATGCTCGGTCGTCTCGCCGTCGATCACGCCGACGACACCGACACCGAACTGGGCGTCAGCATTGCGCAGCTTGCGGCGCTCTCGCTCAAGGGCGACCGCGTATTCCGGGTTATCAATTCGTGCCAGCAACACTTTGGTGTCGGTGTCATAGTCGACCCACTTGGTTTCCGAGGTGTTCTGGTCTTTTTTGGTCAGTCGCAAAGCCATGGTTGTTCCTCACGCCACGCCGAAAAGGACCGCCCCGGATGGCGTTGGTGCCGGGGCAGTCAAAGGGGTGATTCGGTGTTACGAAACGGTGATGGTCGACGTGCTGAGCTTCGTGCCGTCGTACTTGCTGGTCGCGGTGATGGTCGCCGAGCCGGATGCCACGCCAGTAACCAGGCCGGTCGAGCTGACCGTCGCCTTGCTTGGGGCGCTGCTGGTCCAGTTGACACCTTGCGGAGCGCCGGCCGGGGCCACGGTCGCGGTCAGCTGCTGAGTTCCAGCGACAGCAATAGTCGCGGTACCAGGTGCCACGGTGACGCTGGTCGGGGCCACGTATGGCGCGCGGGTGATAGTCGGCGACTGTTTGGCCACGGTGTAATTCAGCGTCACCTCGATCAGGTCGCGCTTACCGCCGCTCGGCAGCTCGCCGTCGACTTCCACCGCAGGGAAACTGAAGGTGTACTTGTTGCCCACGCTGTCGGTGATCGGGAACTCGACCGCAACCGTTTTCCGGGTGAAGGTGTTTTTCCAGATGCCCCAGGCCGTAGCCGACCAGGCCAGCGTGATGGTGCCGGTAATGGCCGCCTCGGTGGCGATCTGCGCCCCCGGGCCCATCTTGTCGGTGCCGATGCAGCGCTGAGCCAGCAGGCCGTTATCCAAGCTGACTGTCATGGCCGAGACGCAGGCCTGGCCTTCCAGCGACACGCCGTCGACCAGGAGGGTGCCGACGTTGCCGTTGCTCATGAACGGGGTGGAAGTCGGGGCCGCCGGCGCGAGTACGATCGGCGCGTTGCTGTCGGTGTAGTCCAGACAGGCGGTGCCGAAGGTCACAGTGACCTTGCCGTCACTCGGGATGTCCAGGGCGAACGTCGGGATGTGCACACCCTTGAACAGGGAGTAAACACCAACGTCCATGTAGTTCTTGGCGATGCTGAAGGTGTGGCGCACGTCGCCCACGGTCAGCACGTTGCTGGTCCAGTTGCCGTAGAAAGCGGCCTCCAGCAGCTTGTCGAAGCTGCCATAGGACAGTTCGGCGGTCAGGTCGCCGCCGATGTCGGTACTGGTCACGACCGAGCCCTGGCTGATGCGCGAGTCGGTGATCTCGTCGCTGGTCGCCGTGTTGACGGTCGGAGTCATGGCATTGCCGGTCAGCCGTAGCGTGTCCCAGGTGCCGGAGCCGGGAGTAACGCCGGGCGTCACCTCGGGGATGATGTAACTTGTGACTTTGGCGCCGCTCGACATAGTGAGTCTCCAGATTGCGGACATGAAAAAGCCCGCGCGCGGCGGGCCGTAGTTGGTGCGTTGCGCTGAATCAGCCGGCGCGGAAGCGGATATTCACGTTGACCTGATAGAAGCCCTCGAACTCGCCGGCCGGGATCTGGCTGGCCTCCAGGCACTCGAGGTCGCCCGATTGCCAGTAGGCAAATTGCGCTTCGAGCTGATCCGACAAGACGTTGAGCGCCTTCATTCCGGTGCCGACCCGGGCGAAGCATTGGATGCTTATCTGCCCGGGCTTGCGGGTGTGCGGCTTGTCAGCCATGCCAGCCATGAAGGCCGTTGCGTGCTGGATGTTCAGGCGGCACCAGAGGCCGTCGGCCGGCGGCGTGAAGGTCTGCGTGTTCGGGTAGTCGATGCTCGACTGCGGCAGGCCGGCAAAGGCGACCATGCGCGCCGTGATCAGCTTGCGGATGTCTTCATAGGTCATCGGTAGGCCTCTGATACACCGATCCAGGCCAGGTCATAAATGCCGCCCGGGGCCTGGGTTGAATGGCCGAGCTCGAGCATTTCGCCGTAGGGGCTGTTCGTCTGGATGTAGATCACGGGGTAATTCCCTGCCGCCTTTATCATCATCGCGCCTTTGTTGATGGTTTCGCTGCCGGACGGATCTACGTTTTCAATGACTGTAAAGTCAGGCGAGCCCACCGATACGATGTGGCTGCCGCGGAATGTCCCGCCGATGTAGTCCTTGCCGGCGGCCTTGGCATCAACAAAGAAGTTCTCTTTCCGCTCACGCTGGGTCAGCTTCTTGAATTGCTTCTTGCCGGTGTTGGTCGCGTTGCGGGCGTCGACGTTGGCGTCGTAGGCGTCGGCCAGGGCCGTGTTCTGCGCTCGAAGCTCGGTGTTCGCCTTCCACAAGTCCGGGTTACCCACGGGCGAGCGGTTGACGACTTCGGTCAGCATGGCCATCGCGATCACGCGCACATGCTGCGTCACGTCCTCGTCGATCTGGTCGGCGAAGTCGCGCAGGCTATGGCTCCATCCGGCTTTGGCATTCATTTACGTCTTCCTCAGCTGTATCTCGTAGTGAGCGCCAGCCGGGTCTTTCTGGACGTTGATCACGCTGAAAGCGTTGATCGTGTGGCCTACGGCAGGCGTGCCGGTCGTTTCGTTGGTGAGCGCGATCAGCAACTGGTCAGTCGCCAGGATGTTGATTCCGTCCACGACCTGATCTTTGAAGGCGTCCATCACGCCGCGCCCGGTGTAGGCGATGACAACAGGGTCGGCGCTGACTTCTTCGACCGGGTCCCATGTGCCTGGCAGCGTAATGCCGCCACTGAACGGCACAACCGCATCAGCCAGATCAGTGTCGAATGCCTCGGCCAGGTCGGCTTGGATCTCTTCGCGCATTCCCATATGTCACCTGTACACGTCGAAGCCGAAGGACGACCGAAGCCAGGGGTTCAGCAGCGCCAGGGCGAACTGGATGCCCTCGGCCTGGGCCTTGGTGGAACTGGAGTCGATCGCGCCGAACGTCTTCGAGGTCGTTACCGATCCCGCCTTGACGGTCTTGGCCTCCAGCGACCCAGACGACTGCTGCTGATACAGAACGCCATCGGCGGCACACTTGGCCAGCTCGGCGCCTGCCTGCTTGACCTCATCAGGGATCGCGTCCATGTCGACGCCGGACAGATTGAGCGAGGTCATATAGGCATTGGCCTGCATGACGGCGCGGTCTTTCTTATCTGGAGTCGTCCAGTCGGTGCCGAGGATGGTGTCCACGTCGGCCACGGTGATGTAGGTAGCCATCCGGCCTCCAGTTGAATGAGTGGGGCCGTAGCCCCGGTGTTACGCTTTGGCTTCAGGCTTGGACTTGTCCTTGGCTGGCTGCTCGGCGGCCTTCTTCAGCGCCTCGACCTCTACCTGCAGGGCGTTGCGCTCCTGGGTGATCTGATCGCGACTTTCTACCAGCTCGGTAACGCCGGCGTGGATCTTGGTCAGTACGTCGAACAGGCGGATCGGCAGTTCGCCAGCACCTGGATGCTCAAGCGGGCTCCCGCCTTCGAGGGATTCGATCAGGCCGCGCAGGCCGTCACGCTCTGCATTCAGGTTGCCGATGGCCTCTTGCAGCTCTACCTCGGACTGCGACAGCGAAACCCCGATCACCAGATCAGCCGGTACCGGCAGTTCCTTGATCGTCACCTGAGGCACTTCTTTTGCTGCACTGTCCCGGCTTTCAGTAACGCTTGCGTCGACGATGCGCAGGCCGGCCGTCTTGGCCAGCGCCTTCACGTCTTCCTGGTACTGGTGGAACGGGCCGGGCAGATACCAGATGTTCTTGTTGCTCATGATCATGTCCTCGCCAAACCGGACACTGGGCCCGGCTCGGCTGTCAGGGTTACTTGGAGGCATCACCGATCAGAGCGACACCGGCGGTGTGCTTGATGCTGGTGGCGGTCTTGTCCCAGTTGGTCCCGGTCGCCAGCTCTGCGTCGGTTGGCGACTTGCCGCCGGTGGTGGTGTCCCAGGTGTAGCCCTTCAGGCCCAGACCGAAGGTGTAGTCGGTCTGGAGCGTGGTTTCGATACGCTCTTTACCGTTGGTGGTCTGGACGTTGCTGATGATGTCGCGGCCGTCGTGGACCAGGGCAGCGCCCTGCACCAGGGACAGGATGATTTCCTTGTTTGGGGTGCCGGCCTGCATCAGCGCCGGGGCATCCGTCACAACGGAGATCTTGCCGAGGATGTCCACCACGCGAACGTTGCCCGCCTGGAACAGCTGCTGCTGGTTCGCCAGGTTCTGGCCGACCAACTTGTGGTAGCTGGTGCCCTGCATCACCTGGGTTACCAGATTCTGGCTTGCGTCGCCGAACTTCGCGTGAGCGTTGTTCAGGCCAGCGTAGGTGATCCCGGCGGTAGCCGACACATCGTTTACCGCGGCAGCCTGGGCGGTGATTGCAGCAACCAGGGCAGCGATCGCAGTGTTCAGCTGATCCTTCAGCAGGATTTCAGCGAACGCGCGGCTGGCTACTTCGATGCCTTGCGCGGTAGGGCGCTCCAGCCAGGTCATTTGCGACGGCTCGTAACGGATCGGACCGAAGCCGCCGGCGACTTTCACCGAGGTGTTTTTCAGTTCGGTCAGGTCGGTGGCGGCCACAGTGGCGTTTGCGCTGTAGCGATCCACGCGGCGCTGGGCAGCCGCCAGGGTCTGGAAGAACGATTCCTGGAGGAAGTCACCGGTGAAGCCGTCCGGAGACAGCACGATCGCGCCGCGGCTGGCAGCGTTGAAAGCGGCAAGATACTGGTCCAGCGTCTCAAGAGTCGCCGGCATGATGTATTCGTTGAAAACCTGCATTTGCGACAGGGACATGGGTTATTTCCTTACGATTGAGGGAGATCGGGGAACCGGCTCGCGATTGCGGCCTGTCGTTCCTCTTTGGTGCCGCCGATTTTTCCTTTTGCGGCCCCGCCGCCTTTACCTGCACCGCCGGCCCCGCCGCCAGATGCTTTGCTGCCAGCGATTAGCGGACCAAAGGCCGGATCATTGGTGAATTCTGCTTTCAGCTCGTCCAGCGTTGCCGCCGAGAGCTTGCCGGAGGCGTCCAGCACGACAACGGTGGGTTTGCCGTCGCGTTGCTCGACGCTCAGTCGGCGTTCGATGTGGGGGAGCAATGCCTTGGCGCTGCCAGGGACGGCCAACGTGGTTGCGATGTCAGTAGCGGTACGGCCGACAGTCAGATCCCGGATCTGCCCGCCCAGGCTGCCACGCTCCTGCTCCAGCAAGCCGTTCAACTCAGCTTCACGGCGGGCGTACTTCTCGGACCATGAACGCTCGAGTTCTTCGACGTTGCCGGATTTGCGAGCCACCTCTTCACGCTCCAAGCGCGCTGCCTCTTCAGCTTCGCGAGCCTTCTTCTCGGCGGCCTTCTTCTCGCCGAGCAGTTCGTCGACCTTGGCCTTGAGACCGGTCACGTCTTCCTGCTGCGGCATGCCTTCGATGTTCAGGACGTATTTGCCGCCCTTCTCGACGTACATGGCTTGAGTGGCTTCATCGACGCCTTCGAGGGTGTCCAGTTGGAATTTCAAGGTCATTGCTATCTCCCAGAGACTTGGTGCAGGCCCTGCCCGCAGATGTGAAAAACCCCGCACTTGGCGGGGCTTGGTGATTTATGGCGACACGTTTTGTGTGTTGGTGTTTTGTGTCGCGGGTCAGGCGAACGGGTTGTGGGATCGGGCAACGCCCTTGGTCAGCCACATGCAGGCCTGTTGCAAATTGGTCACGGCCAACGCCATGGATCGATGATCCGCGTCGGGCAAGTCCTTCAGCTGCTTGACCAGGTCGGCTGCATCAGCCTCCAGCGCCTTGATGGAGTTGATTCCGTCGATCTCGGACTGACTGAGGTCGCGGTAACCGATGATCTTCTTGTGTTGGTTGTCCATGTTTTGCCTCGTAGGGTTATAGGCCTGCACGCTCGAATGCCGCCGGCTCAAGGTCTTTCAGCTGCTGCAAAGTGAGGGTCCTGCCGTTGTCGTCCACGAACTTATCCAGGGTTAACTCGCCCTTCGTGAAAAGCTCGTAACGATTCGGCCCCAGCACATCGCGCTGAAACGATGCTGGCTGTCGGTGTAGCCATTCCTGATAGGTGGTCTTGCTCGATACCAGCTCGACCCCATCCGGCCCAACAGCGGGGCGCGTGGAGCCTTTGATCTCTCGGGCGTATTCCGCCTTGAGCACTGGCGCGGTGGCTGTCCTGCAATTCCAGTGGAAAGGAGGCTTTGGCGCGTCGAACGGGAACACTTTCTGATCCACCTGGCGGCAGAACGGTGAGGTTTTCCCGTCCAGAGTGGCAATCGCTCGCCACCCGTCAAGGATGTCGTCGTTGGCCTTCAGCACTTCCATGCGTGCCGTCGACGCGACGTGGTTGGTCATGGTTCGAACCAGTGCCGACGCCTGATCCTGCTGCATCTGGTGCACGCTCGCGAGGCGCCCGCCTATCTGCTGGCTGGTCTCGCCCAGTGCAGAGCCGATCTGGATCTCGCCGATAATCTCGGCCGCCTTCTTGGTCCCGAACTGGTCGAGCGCGCCGCTGATGCTGATCCGTTGCAGCCCCTTGCGCGCTTCCAGCTCCAGGGGATCGGCCAGCGCAGCCGCGGCGACCACATCAGGCGCTGGGACATTGAACTGAACAACCGCCTTGACCGCCTTTCCGAGCATGGTCACGTTGAATTCAGCCTCGTAGGCGCTGAAGTCGGTCAGGTCCATGATGACCTGGCCCTTCATGTCGCCGTAGATGGCCGCCAGATCGCCGGACAGCGCGTTAATCTGCGAGGCATACCGCTTGGTGCCGTAGGCGCTTAATCCAGCCGCTACGCGCTCCTTGGCGGTGTCGATGGCCTTGCTGATGAACTTCGCTGCCCGCTTCAGGTTGCCGCTGGCATAGCGCTGGACGTAGATCTGGTGACGGGTTGCTGCATCGACCAGAAAGCCCTGGGCACTCATATAACGCTACCGACCACCGGAGCAGCCGCCTCGATGTCGTCGTCGATGTCTTCGTCGGAGCGATCAGCCTCGATCGTGCCGGACTGGCGCAGGTTAGTGCGAAGGTCTTTCTTGGCAATGACGCCCTGCTGCCACAACTGGACTTGCGCCAGGATGTCCTGAGCTGTCATCACCTCGTCGAAGAATGCCTGATTGAGCCAGAACACGGTGTCCTTCTCGTTCGGCTCGCCAATCATGAAGCGCTCAGCGTCCAGGATGGCCCGGTGCAGCGCCTCGGAGACGTTGCCGGCCACGGTGCCCAAGATCGAATTGTCCGAGCTGTACCGGATGCGCGCCGCCTCGGCCGTCTCGTTGCCACCGCCCTGCTGGACGATGCGAGCGCCGATCATGACCATCTGGTCTTGCTTGTCGCGCATCAGCTCAAGGGACAGCTGCGTCTCCTTGGCCTGTACCAGCGATGCGCTGCCGGTCTTGCCGAGGTTATAACCGCGGCGACTGCCGATGCGCATTCCATTAGGGTTGAGCTTTACGAACTCATCTGGGGAAATATCCGTGGTCAGGAATAGCGTCGGCTGGCTGCTGATGAAACCCGACTCTTCCACCGTGGCCGAGTTGCCATAATGCAGGATGTTCACGTCGGCCAGGTCTTCGAGCGGCGACTTGTCGATCTCGGCGTCGTTGTTCTCGGAGCCGAAGAAGCTGAATGGGATGTGGTCGAATGGCTTCCCGTCCTTGTCAGTCGGCATGTTGTCGGCTGGCGTAGGGTCGCCTTCCTTGTACAGGCGCTGAATGTATTGCCCGTCGATCAGCAGCAGAACGCGATTCTGCTTTTCTACCTCGCGGGACAGCTGAGCAGCGTCGAACTTCGACACGCATTCCTGCAGGTTGACGTAGACCAGGCGCTTCACGCCGTCGATAACCTGCTCGTCCCAGTCGATGATCGACTCGGCGCCGTAGAAGTGGATCAGGGCCTTCTGCTTGGCCGCATCCGCCACGGATGAGACGCCGCTGGCTGCCACAACCTTCGGGTAATCGACCAGGAAGCCGCCGCGTCCGGTGTCCAGGCACTCACCGACCGCCTTCTTCGACAGTTGCTCAAGGCTGGTACCGTCGCCGCTGGCGTTCTCTTGTAGATATTCAACTTCGGTCGGCAGCTTCAGTTCGGCAGTCTTGCGGAAGACGGCGCCCAGTAGGCCGGCCCGGGTGCGCCCGGTGACGTTGAGGAACATCGCCCGCTTCTTGAGCTGCTTGTACCGAGCTTGGTTCTCCGGGGAATTGTCCGTCGGATCTGGCATCGGCAGGTATTCGTCGTGCTTGCGCACCTCGCGCGCGCCCTTGACGCATCGCTTCACCAGAAGCCAGCCAGGCAAGGCGTCGGAATATTCCTTCCGGGTGTCGCTGTAATTCGCCATGGATGGCCTCAGAAGGTGAATGTGACGGGGATATGAGTGATCGGCCTGTTGATCGGGTAGTCGTGATGGATGAAATAACCGCCGGCGTCGTTCGCGTGGTCCACGCCGGACTTTTTGTCAGGCTCGCCGTTAGCTGCCCATACCTGTTGCTCGATGCCGTCCGCATATGTCGGGCAGCGCAGGGGATTGATCAGATACCGGCGCTCGCCATTGGCATTGCAGAACATGGCGTTCATGGCGTTGATGCGATCCTTCACCGGCGGGTTGGAGTCCGGCGCGATCACGCTGAATCCAGCCTGGCGAAGGATGGCGATATCGGTCTCGCTGGCATTCACTGACTTGCGTGATCCGCCCGAGGCGTCCGGATAGATCCGGATTTCGCAGGTTTTCTCGTAGTCGTTGCCGTTGTGCCGCCAGTAGCGTTCCTTGATGCGCCGGATCATGTCCGGAGTGTCAAAGCCGTCGATCAGCTCATCCACTGCCCGGGGCTTGTCATCGGCGCGCTTGACGTGCGTGATCGCCGCCATCTTGCCGACGTTGAAGTCCATGCCGATATACAGCGGCTCGCCCGGCTCTACGGTGTCGAAACAGGCGTTCAGCTTCCTGTCGTAGGCGTGATAGATCGACCCGGCATTCAGGTTGACGAACTGGCCGTTCAGATAAGCCAGGATCAGCTGCGGCGGGTACGACTCCATCAGTGATGGGATGTAGTCGGCAGGCAGGTTCAGTTCGTTGTCGAACGTGCTGGCCTGAACCAGCCCATACATGCCCTTCAGTGCCGGCTTCTCGCGTAGCTGCTTCACGAACTGCTGATACACGAACTTGAACCCCTCGGGGGTCGTCGTTACGTCCACGCCGTTCTTCAGGCCCTGCTCGTTGTAACGCATCCGGGCAATGATCTTGCGCCAGGCGTGCTCGGCCTTGAGTTTCGGAAGAACATCGAGCTCATCGACCAAGGCATGCCCAATCTTGAAGCCGACAATGGTCTGCGGCTTCTCCATGGAGCGGCAAATAGTCGTGCTGCGGTACTGGCCGCCGCTGTAGAACTCGACTTCCTTGTCGCTCTCCTTCGTCTTGACCTTCAGGCCCCAGTCGAAGGCGACTTCCTCGATGGTCGGAAAGAAGATGTCGCGGATCTGCGGATAAGTCGGGGCGAAGTAGCCGGAGTTGATCCGGGGCCACTCCCATACGTGCTTGCACAGTGCCGCGCAGCCTACCCACGTCTTGCCCGAGCCGAAGCCAGCCACAAATCCGCGAAACTTGGTATCCATTCGCAGGAAGCTGGCCTGGGGAACGTTAAGGCTCGGCATCAGGCTTCCTCGCGTCCACTACGTCGACCTGCACCCGAGTAGGCGCCAGATTGTCATGTGGGTTTTCGCTCTTGGTCTGGCGATTCACGTAGACATCGCCGACCTCTTTGGCTGCCTGCTCGAGCAATTGAGCAGTCAGCGCCATGTTCTTCATGCTCTCGGCTTTCTCAGCCATGCGGCCCAGCGCCCGAAGTCGATACGCACGGTTGGCGATCGGGATCTCGGCGGTTTCTTCACGGAAGCGCTTGCGTGTGTCGTGGAACAGGGTCGCCCACTTTGCAGCAAGCCCCTTCCCGGCTTTCTTGGTTGGGTCGTGCGTCTCTACCTGCTGACGGCTCACAACCAGCCCATATTCAGTCTTGACGGACTCCACGACCTGGGACGGTGTGTCGAAGCACGCCAGGGCCTGAACGATGAAGCTCTTCACCTCATTTTTCAGGACTGCCATAAATTCTCATCCGTCTAGTGCCTGTCAATAATCAGGCCGACTTGAGCAGACAGGTTCCGCAGGCCCTCGATATGTTCAATTTCCCCACCTCGGCAGGCTTGTTCGCAGCGTCAACTAACTCCTGCACATCAGGGCTCGCACCGTACCGGCGAACCACACCGACGAACTCTTCGACGTCATGGCCGCGCAACTCCAGCTTCGGCAATCCTTCCTGCGTGAACTTGGGGGCACCGTACTGATCCTTCGCCTGGGCGATGTGGTACAGCTCATGTTCGACCAGCGCGCAGAAGTCAGCGTAGGAGCACTGGGCGCAGTAATCGGCAGCCAGGGTGATGATGTAGGTCGGCACATCGCCGAACCAATCCATCATTTGCTGTTCCATCCGGGCCTTCTGCCAGCCACCCGCACGGAAAGCCACTTGCTCGGCCTGGCCAACCACCGTGCGCCCCTTCTTGCTGAATGCAGCAGACGCCCACATCACACGAATGTCAGCTTCGATCAGATGAGCGTGGTCTTCGTTGTGGATGCTGCCGGTGTCGGAAAGGATCTCGGTCTGGAGCCAATCCCATACCTCCGGGGCCGGAGTCAGGCGGATACTAAAGTCGGATAGCTCGGACAGTTCAAGTAGTGATGATGGAGGGTATGGCCTTTCCATAAACCCTCTCTCGACTAGTTTTTTTACACGTACGTACAAAGAACCTTTGCAGCAATGTAGCCAGTGAAGCCGAGCAGCAAAGTCATATTTCTCAACTGGTAGTAGATCTCTGTTAGGCGAGCCACATGCCTTAATTCAGGAATAACTATTACAGCCTTTGCGTGATCGCTTGTTTCTTGGGCATGGAGAAAATCACTATTGGCCCTCCTTGCCCTCAACACAGCCTCAATACGCTTGAAACCCAAATACGCGCTCAGCCCTAGGATCAAAAGTGAGCATAGAAACATCGTTGAAATGTTCCAGCCCAAATGCCCGAAGGGGATGGTCTGACCCAGGTAAGCGCAGCCGGCCAATGTCGCACCCAACACAAAACGATCAAACTGCCCCATCTCTTCGTTGTGGCTTTGATGCAACAAAACACTTCGTTGATCCGCTCCCATACCCACATTCCTTAATTTCAGTGATATTTCCCTTGCCATATTTCACGGTAACGCAGCGCCGAGCGGTTCACTGCACTCACCTGCCGCACACCTACCCCACCATCTTTGCCGTCTCGCTATGAGCCTGCCCGTGCAAC